TCTGAACGCACGCTAAACAACGTGCATCATGCGTCGGACCGCACTTGCCGCTCAGTGTAGCCAGCGCATGATATGCGGCCAGCAATCCCGCATATTGGGTTCTGGTATCCCTCAAAAGCTTTTGCGTCTCGCATTCAGGTCGAGGCGCGCCGTCACGACGTTTGGGAGCGTATCGCTGGCAGCATGGACAGGCCATTATATCTCCTCGCCTTTGCCGAAAACCTGATCAACTTCCTCCGGGGTGCACCTCCGCGATCCGATAACCTCCATTAACTCATCGAGCTCAGCGGTGCTCAAAAGACGTCCTACATAGCTGTCTGGGACAGACTTCTCACCACTCCAAGGGTGCCCCTTAACTTCGCCCCCCGGATTGATGCCGAGCATATGTGCAGTAGTCACTGCGGTGATGAAATCGACAGCCAGGACGATAGATACGCCCAAAAAACCATCTCCAACAAAAGAGAGCCACCACAACTGCAACCGATCGCTCACGCTGCCTCCCCGAGAGCCTGCCTCGCAACCTCTATAATAACCATCCGAGCATAGGCACTCGCAGATAGCCCCTTGAGGCGCGCGGCATCCCTGATTAGATCGTAGTCCCTCTGCAAGATCCGGATATTGATCCGTCTTTCTTCTTTGTCTTTATCCATGGTATCCATCATGACACATCCTGATTGCAAAGTATACCAAAAAGGTACCATGTAGGACCAATCGGTCACCTCTTGGTTCATTTCTTGTTGACCTTGGTTACCAAACGATGTAGATTGGAATCATGGACACAACGAAAACAGGATGCTCACCCTTCGGAAGAAAGCCCGCACACAGCACACAGGTAGGATACCGGTCGCGCTACTTCCAGCTCCCCGCCACCTCCGCAGCAGCCATTGCCGAGATTCGCGCAGAAAATGCTTTCTGGAACGACGCACAGGATGAATGGGGCGAGGGATGGCGCAGCGCCAAGGCCCCAGAGAGCGACAGCGTCCCAGCAGAGCCGACTGTAGTTATTACCCGCCGCTCTGCTCCTCAGCTTCCTCAGCCCGTTAGCGTGGATTCAGCGGACTTCTGGGCAGACGCTGCCTGCGAGTGGAGCGATGACGTCTCGTTTTCTAGCAGTGACCTACAGATCAACAAGCGTGCAGCTTAATCCCCGAAAAACCAAGGAGAAACCGATGAATCACGAAAACGCAGGCACCTTAGATAGCGACTGGATTACCGATTGCCGCTGCAATGAAAGCCCCGACGAAACTCTTGAGGACTGGATTGTGCAAGCAACCAACTGCGCGCACGTCGAAATCGCCGAAGACGGCGCCGTATGGGTTGGTAGGACGCCCCACCACGGCCACTGGTTGTCGCAGTCTGAGCTCGATGAACTTGTTGCCAAAATAGACGCCGGTGTTTAGCAGGTGAGCGCGCAGCTTAGTCCCCTTACAAAAAACCACAGGAGCCCCCCAAAAATGAAAATCCTACTCGTAAATGCCCAAGCCTCTAATCTTCACCGCCATCCCTCGTTCAAAACCCACGATGTTCTCACGGCCATCGATGAAAATGAGGCTTACCAAATCCTGCGAGAAAACAGGGATATCGTGCTTGTCATCTCCGATGAGGCGCTAAACATCCCTCTCGAATCCAGAGCAACTCAATGCCGCTGGCTTCAATTCGTATCGGTAATCGCAAGGACTGATAGATCGTTCAACGGCCAAGACATGACGTATCAACATCAAGAAAGGAACGAACAGACATGTTCAACAAATCAATAATCACAGCCATTGCTGTCACTCTCACCACATCGTGCATCGGGATGCAAAAGCAACGCAAGCACGATAGAGCCCTGCGTGACTACGAGGCCCTAGAGGCACAGGCCGCACAGAACAGAGAGGCGGAGCGTCGTGCCAGAGAACAACGCCAAATGGATAGAGAGTCACGATTCGATGACGAGAAGGCCCGACGTGAGCAAATCGCCGAGGCCAATGAGAAGAAAAGGCTTGAGCTGCGAGCGGCACAGGCCGCAGCACTTGCGCAGCTGAAAGCCAGAAGGGACAAAGAAAAAGCAGAGCTCGTAGCTCGTGCGAAGAAGCTTGGATACAAGGGGGTAATCTTTGACGCAGGCCTAACCTTCAACATTCGCGCAGTCATGGACGGATCCGAGACACTCGAAAACCTCAAGGATTATTTGGTCCAGCTCGATTACGAATACGACAAGGAAATCATCGCGTTTCAAGTAGTCGACGGAGATTTCGCATTATTTAGGAGTCCTCACTTAAATGGCGTGGTGCTCATACTGCCCAAGCATACCGAGACAGTCATCCAAGGGGCGGGAATTACAGCAATGACAGCTTCGTACTTCACGATCTCAGGGACCACAAAGTACAAAACGCTTGCTGGCTATCGCCAGGCTATAGTTATCGAACCTGCGGGACTCTAAGGAGGATAGAAATGGCAAATACAAATAAGATGGCCTTAAGAAATATCATTAGAGCCAGAATAGAAAGCAATCTGTCACGTGAAGCGGTATTCAGAAAACGGCTGACAGACATCATGGACAAGATAAAAAACGATCTAATCGATAACGATCAGCTTTATACACGCATATTGACTGATGATGGTGACGTCTTCCACCCCACTCTAAAGATCTTCCCAGAGGAAGCGACAAGACTCGTGAGGGCTATCCGAGATCTGGGCCTGTCTTGCCATGTCGGGGAATACTCGGACGACAGAGACAGAACCTATGATTGTCGCCCTCCTCTCCGCGATGTCATCTGGATTTACTGGCCGCAAGCGGATTAGCTCGTCACGCTGCTGCAACCGGTGTTCAACAGCATCTCGCTGATGCGCTTTCCATCTCTTCTGTAATTCATCGCAGATCATCATGACACCCAAACAATGCAGTATGCGTGCCAATATCACAGATTACAAGTTTCGGAAATAGATCCAGCAATCAGTGCAGAGCCACAAGGGGCCTTGCTGTTTAGGCCATCTGCTTGCAGCTAAGTGCTTAAAATTGGTCATAAGCCCACACATTGCGCATGGGTGATAGACGACAAGGCGAGAATCTAGGTTGTCCAGGACATTAGCCACGCAGGCTTGTCCAGAACATCCAGGACGCAAGCAGGCCGCAGAATAAGAAGATGAGTAGGTTCATAAGGTTTGGTGAGCCGCCACCCTCGGCAGATTATGATCCCCTACGATATTCGCCCACAGGAAAGAGGGTGACGACTCAGGGAGAGTATACCACGAGGTAGCCCCCCCAAGGGGGCTTGCGCCCCCCAAGGGTACGACCGTCCAGGCGCTGATCTTAAGGGCGTAAACCAAACTTATACGCTACCCGGAAATCTCGCAATGCATGTTGTCAATGAAGGTATGATCGGTAGACGTTTCGTCACTATCCCAGTTTCCGCCCCAGACAAATCCGGCGCTCTGCATAGCTTCTACCCATGCTTTTGGAACACCGTTGGGCCAGATCTTCAACCACTCTTCACTCCACATTTCAGGTGCTGTACCACGCGGCCTGAAATACTTTGCAGAGTTTTGCTTTGGGTTGATGTCGATGGCGATTCCCCAGCTGTGTTTCGATAGAGGCCGGGACGAGTCATGTCTGATATGGCGAAACACAAACCCACCTGCCCTCGTAATCTCGTAATCTGGCGCGGCAATCCGGGCTCGTCGCAACCCCTCTCTCAGGTTTGGCTCTGCCAGCCTGTGAAACTGAAAGTACCATTTTCGCGGGATTCCAGGCAGGTCCCGATATGTCCTGATATTTTCCTTCTTCCACTTCTTATCGACTGTGCCCGAGCCTGGGTTACCAAAGATTTCATAAACCTCTCTCCGATTCCTTGGCAAGGCGTCCAAGGGCCCTACGAATGGCTTCCATTCCAGCGCTCTTATGATCGCCGGCGCATCCACTAGCGTTGTCTCAGATGGGTCCACCTTTGGCTCTGGCGGCGGAGCAATTGTCTTGTCGCGCTTTGCGATCAACCAATGCACAAATCTAGCTAGCCACTCCATGGGTCTCCACCTGTACGAGGGATTGGGTATCTTATCTCTGATTTGCGAAGAGCCTCGCGAATGACAGCCTTCCACACCTCGAAGCTGCGACTCTGAGTGCACACGATATACTGCAAGCTCCGGAATTCGTCCCGGAGCCATCGGATTTCAGCTTGAGCTCTCTGCAGCTCAGAATTTTCATCGCACTCTAGTCCCAAGATAAAAAGCCCCGGCAATCACTAGCCCTATACTCGTCCATTTTACCGCAGATACCCAGGTTCTGCCCCGATCTTTATTTCTTTCTGCAACCAGATCTTTCTGGCAGTCAACCAATGACTGTTGGAGCTTCTTGCTCGCACTCGCGACGGCGTTCGCCTTGTCGAGTTGCATCCTGGAAATGATAAAATGCGTCTGGTCCCGAATGACAAATTCGTGAGGTGCTGTCTCAGACGGATGCTTGACTACAACAGATGTCCCCTTTGGGAGTATCCGAGCGTCATCCGCAACTGCTGCTCCCCCCAAAAGACAAAGGACGACGATAATAGCAACAATACTCCTCACTTGCCATCCTTCCCAAAGAAGTCATCAAAGTCGCTAAATGCTTCCTGGTCTTTCTGATCACTATGACGTTGCAGCTCGCGAGCAATCCACCCACTCATTTTTGTTTCAATGTCACGCTTGATATCATCGGCAACAATACGCTGTGAACGGACACGATAAAACAGAAGCACCATCCCGGCGCCAATGATGGCGCTAAGAGCAATGGCAATTGCTGGCCACATTTTTACTCCTTATTAAGAAGGTTGCCGCCTAGGCGTTTCTCAAACTCCTTTTTGACCGAAGCCCGGAATTGCCCATACCCAAGCCCGCCTAGCACCTGGCCTGCAAGTGCCACGATTGCTTCAATTTTCGTCCCTTCGCCGATCACGCCAGCGGCCGTCAATGTAGTGATGAACATCACAACAACAAGCAGCCAAAATTCCGTGGTCTTCCATCCAGGTTTCATCTTGTCCATTTCTTCATCCTCCGTTAGCGAGCGAATCAATGAGAGATTTTATGAGCGCCCCTAACCCTAGAGACCCAACCCCCCCAATAAACAAAAGCAGTTTCTTCCATCCTATCAGATCGGAGACCGAGCCCTCTATACAACCGACTCGAGCGCCTATCTTATCTCTTGACTCTTTGAGTTGTTTGATTCTTTCCATGTGGCTCGTAAGTTGCTTGCCAATCTCCTCTAGCTTAATCGCAACCTCGGAGTCTTTCCGTCGTAAATTGTCGCTCTCATGCTGGAGCTGATCAATGCGTAATGCATTGAGCTCTGGAGAGTTATACCCAGGATCAGTGGGCATTCTCCCTCCCCGCGGAGGAGGTCCGCCGGAGGTCATGCGATCATCCAATCGCTCACACCGTTGGACACAATCCGTGCCACACCACGTGCCGTGTTAATAACGAGTGTAGCAGCACCGTCAATCGTATCTGCGCCAGCTGGGGTGATCGTGATTGCGTTTACTGATGCAGTCACGTTCTTAACAATGATCTCGGCACCCTCATTCCCTGCGGTAACAGCTGGCAAATTGACGGCAAATGCACCACCGGACGGGTCACATCGCTGCAAATCACCAAGCTGAGCCGTTACGACTGATGTCGCGACAGCAGTAACATTCCACCTTGGGCCAATCGGCTGTTTTAAGACGTGCCAATCCGCAGTCGTGAGATGGCCGCGAATGAATACGACCGAGTCCACCGGGTCCGACAGCACCACAGGGGCAGTGCCACCGCTGATAGTATCGCTGCCGCCCGGGGAAATGGTTATAGGGTTGGCGCCTGCGGTCTTTATAAAAGTAAGCATGTCGCCAGGAAAGAATGTTGTAACCGCTGGTAGCGTTTGGGAGATGGCGGCTGATGTAGTGTCCATCAGATACAGTTGCCCAGAAGTAGGGGTAGATACTGCCGTAGTCCGAGGCGGACGAACATGCTGCCTCAGAATCCCTTCGTAGTTTGTTGTAAAGGACCCGAGGAACTGAGGATGAACAGATGAGACAATCGCATTGGTATCGCGCGGAGTGATCGAAAGGGTGGAACCAGCTACGCCCGAGAAAGTGTCCGCTACGATGGACCCGCCCGCACTAAATACGCTGATCGTAGAACCCGAAACCGATGCATCAATGCACGGACCACCCGTACCAAGCCCGGCGAAATTCTCATTAATAAAGAAGAAAACCGTAATCGCCGAAGTAATGCGGCAGAAAGGGCCCGCGCCTGAACAGGATAGCTTGACCTCGTCCTCTATAAAAAAGCTCTCAAAATTTGAGAAATCAGAGACAGGGGGTGTGGTCCCGGTGAAGTCGATAGCCAAAAAATGACGAATTTCTCTTAGCCCAGTGAATATAGCCCCCTCCGGGATGCTAACTGATACGAAGAAAGTGGCCCCGCCCGTGCCTCTCCATTCTACGTTTGTCATGTCGTACGTCCCGGCTGGAATAACCGCAGGAGACGTGATGCTATTATCAAATAATATTTGGAATTTTCCTCCAGGCGGAAGCCCCCCCGCCGTCCTTGCGGCATCCAGTGCCAACATTAGAGTCGCCCAATCCCCAAAGACAGATGGACCAATACCACCTCCTCCTGGCTGATAGATAAAGGCATTAGAGGCTGCACCGGCACCCGCCCCACCAGAGCGCACAGTTTTGATAACCAGGGTCTTTGTGCCTTTGGTAAGGCGTACTGTTTTGCTCATGCGATTTCCTTTGAGACTTTTAAAACCAATCCTTGGAACGTCTCATTCTTGAGAAGAGCATCGAAAACTTCGATCTCAGCAGAGCTCTCACCAGCAATCAGGTCTCCTGCCGTCCATTCAAAATGAAATCTCGCAACCCCAACCACGTTGCCAGCATTTGCATCGTCGATCACAGCCGTCTTTGTGACTGTCAGACCATTGGGCTTACGGATATGGAGCTTGATGTCAAACCCTGTAATATCCTGGTCTTCCCACTCAACATCGAGGAAGGGGAGGAGGTCATTTTCGACAAATTCTAGTACAGAAGATCCTTTTGCCATTCGTTGGTCCTAACTGTTTATTCCCGCAAAAGCGTTCAGTGGATGAATGCGATCGATCGGGTCCCATGGTCCATCAATAAAATCATCAGTCTCCCCAAGCTGCAATGTCATCGAATCGTTTCCGTGGCCTGCAACCTTTTTTCCAGTAATCAATATGGCCACCTGGTTACTGGTAGCACCTGCCTCCCATCCTACGCTTCCGGTGGTCGCCAAGTGTAATCCCGTAAGCGAGAACGCAGATTCCTGCTGTTGTTTCCGCTCAAGCTCGGCAGTTCTTGCGCTGTTAATCCTGGCGAACCCGCCTGTTGCTGAGTCCTGATCGAGACACCCGAAGTTTAAATCAGGGGTTGTCACTGTGCAGTCTATCTGATGGCGATAATTACCCGATGGCCAGTGCTGTGCATCCGGGCCAGATGGGGATGCCGTAGCCGACGCCCATACTAGAAGTCCGGTTAGTCCGATATTACCGCTAGCTTGGTCTGTAGTTCCTGCCGCGCTAGTACCCAGGTCATTTTCGTTGGTGGCGGTATATGCACCAATGGTGGCGGCAGCAACATTGTGATAAAATGTTCTTGTGCCTATCGCTTTGACGTAGCGCCCCTGATCTCGCTGGGACTTTAACCTGCCGTTTTCAATTTCCGAATCTGGAAGGTGTTCGACCCACTCCCTCCATCCGTGCAATGACTGGGCGTCGATATGGCTATTATAAAGTTCGTCTGGCAGCATGACGCCATATCTCCGGAGAGCCTCCGGCGGATATTCAAAATCTTTCCATGGCTTGTACTGTGTCCTAGTAGATGGATTGGCTAGAGCGATATCCAGGAAACCCTGTTCGCCGTACGCTGTTTGCGTTGACAGCGTGTTGATCGCACCTCCGAGGTTGACATCCACACCCAGCGGCGGGATGTCGACCACGCGCGCATATCGCATCCCGGCCCAGAATCTCAAATCATCATTAACCATGATCACGCGCACACCGCCATCTGCGCGATGTTCTACGGAGACCATGTCGGCGGCAAAAATTACCCCCTGGATATTTACAGCATTAATCCATCCGGCGGCGGAATCAACAGATTGGCTGCCCGCGTTGGTTGGGAGTGATTTTTTTGGAAGGTTTACCCAGTCCGCAGAATCCATCACTTCCCAGTCCGCCGCCACGGACCTAGCCCATTGAACCAAGACCCTCATGGTTCACGTTAGCGGGGTGTCGTCTGCGTTAAGTGCTCTAGCTGTTTCCAGTAACGATGACCAGTCTGGTGCGTCCAAATCGTAACCTAGCAGGAGGACTCCGGTCCCACCCACTGCGGCCTGCGGGATGCTATTTGGCCAGACTACTTGCCTTCCGTTTGATTCATCGTCGTCGTAATGGACTTCGCGTGCCTCAGATGGAGTTGGGCCTTCCTTTTCCCGGCAGCGAGTAATGGTATGTCCACCACTGGTTCCCGCCTTCGCCTGGTATCGTTTGATCGCAAAGCAGGGCCACCCCGAATATTCATCTTCAAAATATCCAGCGCCGCTCGTGTTGGGCCTGCGAAATTTCGCCATGATCATAGGCCTAGGATCTGCCAGAGATGCAAAGTTTGTTGCCAGGACGCGGACAGGGCTTAGCGAGCTGTCACTGTTTACGAACACCACGAAGATTTCGTTTGCCATAACAATTATCCCTCCATCTCTTATGAGTAATTTGCAGACATCACGGCGTAATAGTTTGTCCCGTCGTAATAAAAAGACCAAATGTCTACAGAGTTCGCCGGACTTGTGCCAACAGGTGCCGTACCTCCTGGCCATAGCACCGTCCCTGGCCAGGTTATAGTCCTTCCTCCGGTGGTATCCTGGGTAGTCTTTAGAATAAAGTTACCAGGGCCAGGCGGTGCTGTAAATGTGTATGTCACATTCCCCGTAAGCCTACTCCGCTGCTTCTGTCCATTGTTCCAGTCGATCGTGTCCGCTGTCCCGCTGTCGCCATTATCATGCTCGGCCTCGTAGGTGATGAGTTCAACGTTGTCGATCTCGTTACTCTGGCAATCCAGTGTCCCCCCGAGCTGGGGTGTCGTGTCCTCCACAACATTGTTGAGCCCACCACCACCACCAGTGGTAGGCTCCCATACTCCATTTGTATTGTTCCAGGCGACGACCTGGCCGTTGGTGGCCCCGTCTTGGTCAAGCTGTTTTAGTCTAATTTTGGCCATTAGCTTCTATAGACAGCAACCAACCTATCACTCGTATCCATATCTACCGCGGTTCCAGTGCTGGCGAGCCAAGTGATCGTTGTCCCAGAAATCGTATAGTCCCGCCCAGCCCCTTGCTCTTGAAAGACTTGGTTCAAAAATAATTTCACTTCGGCATTGCTACTTGGCGTTGCGTTTAGCGTATCGGTAATTGCTGTATCGGTACCAGTTATCACCTGTGTGGTAACAGATTCCTGATTTGGAGTAGTATTGACTTCTGCGCCAGTAGCAACCCCGTCGAGCTTCGTCTTATCCGCCGCAGACATGAAACCGTCGACAGAGGTGGTGGCATCAGCGTGGAGCGCGCCGCCACCCAGGTTTCCGTGCATCGCGTCGTTCTGAAGAACACCAACGGTGATATCATCAGCGTTTACAGTGATTGATCCGTTGGCCGCAACCACGTCGAGATTATTGCCGTTGAGAATGAGACCAGCCCCGGCTCCGCGTGGTGACCCGGCTCCGATCAACGCAAACGTCAACCCATCCGTGCCGACGACATCCGACCCGTCGACATTGTCACATGCATACAGCCTCTGTCCATCTACGGTCCCCTCTTCGACCCATACCCTTACACCACGAGCTTCGGTCCCTGTCGGCATGTCAGCAGAGCGTGACCAGGCGCCAGCCGCGGCAATGTAGATACCGTCTTCGGACGCGGTCGTCTGCTCTGGTACTAACACCCTGTCTCCAGCTACTGGGGTGATCCCATCTCTGGCTGCAAGTCCAGACAAAGAGTCGTTCACCTGTGTTTTGATACGCACCGACTCTTTCGCATCAATGGCGCTCAGCTCTTCAAGGCTATCGAGCTTGGTTTTGTCTGCTGCCGACATAAACCCGGCGGAACCGCCGGTAGCAACAGCGTGGAGGGTTCCCCCGCCCCTGACTCCATGCGCATGCGTATGATCAGATCTGGCCAGAGAGGTCGCTGTACCCTCTGCGTTCGTCGAATCCGTGAGCTCAATCGCTGCCGCTGTTGAGACGTCGTGTTTATGGTCTGCTCTGGCTACGGTAGTAGCGGCACCGGCTGCTGCAGCTGATTTTGTGACGTCCGCAGGGGCGGCAGGTGCGGGGAGAGCGTGCTGATGGTCTTCGCGCGCCAGGTTTGCGCTCGACCCCTCTGCCGCTGCATCGCCGATGTCAATCTGAGCGGTGGCAGCCCCAGTTGCGACGGCATGTTGATGATCACGCCTGGACAGTCCGGAGCCAGCACCCTCGACAGCGGCATCCCCGGCGTTTATCGTGGAAATAGTCCCATTGGTAACGTCTACCTGTGTGGCTGTTACAGTAGCGTTCTCTAGCTGTTTACCTCTGATTCTGGCCATTTTTCAAAACTCCTTATTCGATCGGAATAGACTTACCGATACTTTGCGATTACCTCGTCCCCTGCCCCCATGACAAAAAGGATATTTAACCATGTCACCGTCACCCCGGAGAGGGTGTAGTTTACAACATCGTTGATCAGTACTCCATTTACATAGAGGCCAAAGGATTCCGGATCCCTGGGGGCCTGGCTCAGGATGAATGTAATCTGAGCTGCAGTAGCGATGAACTCATCCTCTTGCCAGACAGGACCTGCGAATTGATCCCAGATCGCTGCCCCTGTGGTCGCATCGACCAAGACAAAAACGAAATCTGTCGTGGTATTGACCCAAAAGTTCCCAACAGAGAACCCATTCAAAGCATCGTCATTAACTGTTGGATCAACCGTGTCAACGGTGACCTGGCTCGATCCAACACTGGTACTGATCTCAACCGTATCCCCAACCTGAGCGACCGAAATGGGGGAGTTCCCTATCAGGGTCCGCAGGTTTAAGACATTTCCTACCTTGTCCCTGAAGACCTCGGCCCCGCCTCCAACGTTGGCGCCCGTATTGATTTCTCCAGCGGCCAGAGGGGAGGGGATGGATATGACCAGCTGCTGTGTCTCTGCGCTTAGATTCAAAGCGGTGTCATCTGCTGTAAGAATCAAATCTATGAGACCATCGGCCATTACGCGATTTCCTTCCTCACGTCTATGAGAAACAGGCCGCTCGTAAGTGGCTTGGAACTCAGATCTACAAACTGGATTTCAACCTCCTGATTGAAGCCTGCCTGTAGATCGCCAGCGATCCATACAAACTGAAAGTGTCCTTGAACTAGGTCGATTGGCGTGGCGCTCTTAATCAGGACCGTGCCATCAGGCCTAAGGACATGCAGCGTAATCGTATACCCTGTTAGATCTTGCCCCACCAATGTCGCGACAAGCGCAGGCTTCTCGTCATTCTCGACGAAACAAACAGGGAATTTGGGGAGTGCGCTCATTTTTCCAGCTGGTCTAGATGGTTTTTGATGTCATCGCGGTACTTGCGAAGAGACGCTCTAATGCCCGTTGCCTTTTCCTCGAGCTCTGTCTTTCGTTGCAATACCGTGTTGTATTCGGATTGCGCTTTCGCTCCATCCTCAAGTAAAGATCTAACCTGGCCCACGAAGTAATTCAGTATTTCGCTCTTTGTTGTCAACTTGCCTTCGAGCAACTCCGCTACAATCTTATCTGGGTCTAACGTAGGGGCTATTTGAGGGGCTGGCTGCATAGCGTCTCCTTCTTAGGTGTAACAAACGACATTGTCAGTACTGGGGATATCTGCGACAGATACGCCAGACGGCGGGATAATGGTCTCAGTTGTTACGGCGCTTTTTAATTTTATGGAGAAGTCGCCCCCGCCGGAAACGCTACCCGTAAGCAGATTTTTGCCGCCATCAACCACCCTTTCAGTCTCTTCCGTATCGCACAGAGCATACTTAGAGACAGACTCGAGAGGAAAGTGCTGCACCCTGCAAGCCTCCGCAATCTCCGCCAAATTAGAATAGTTCTGATCAGGACGAAAGTAGGTCATTATCTGATTGCTGCTCATCGATATAATTAAAAGATTTGACATGTGGGGGATGGGTCCCTTTCTTCTATCCGTAGACTACAACTGACGGTGGAGAATCAGACAAGGTAGCATTGTCTAGCCATACATTGATCTCGACGGTCCCGCCAGTCACGAATGCGGTTGCCCATCGTCCGATACCCAGAGTTACCGCTGATACAATTACCGAGTCACTGCTAACAGCTTCGGTTGGAGTGATAACGTATCTGCCTGTAGCGGGCTTTGACGTGCTCGCAACATTCCAGCTCGTCCCGATCACGGCAGCTGTGGTGCTGTTCAGCTTAGCTAGGAGCGTTGGAAGATTAGCTTTGCCATATTCAAACCTAGTATTTACCGGATCTTCAACGGTGCTTCCTCGCGGGGTGAACCGTTCGGCATTCAGTTCGTTGAGATAGAAAGTGGGGGTACCTAGATCTCTGGTTCCGATGGAAAAAGGTGTGATAGACGTACTATCAAACCCCCAAGTGTTACTAGCAATGGATAATATTAGTCGATCGTTATTGCGATCGTACGTAAGCGAATCTAGGCTATCAAAGGCAAAAGTTGGAAAGGTCGTTCCTCCTCCGTGGATTCGGAAATTAATATCATTGATGATAATACCCTCATCGCTATCGAAGAGATCGGGGTAATCCAGATCAGTCCCCACAACGAGCGCCTCAGTCGCTATCCCTACTCCAGCCCTAGGGGTAACTGTCCCGCCAAGATTAAATCCTACCGATGCGGATATCACACCTGCCGCGATCCCAGCGCCATCAGCGCTTCCTACAACTAAAGCTCCTGGGACATTCACCCGATCTGACCTATGACGAGTGGATGCGGTAGCCCCAGCTACACGGATATCAAAAAACTCCGAAGCAGCCGTAACATCAAACACCAAATCATTGGAGCCGGAGAAGTTAATCGAGATGACATCCGCAGTTCTCGAAACAGCAAAGAAGTCATTCGCCGCCGCTGGGTTTCTGAGAACGAACGTATCAGCTGTTCCGCCATCGTTCATTCTTTCGTCAATCCATTTGAACCATTGCCCTGTCAGATTCTCCTTCCAGTTTTCCATGGACGATGGGGGGACCTGTTGGAAGGTCCAACCGGAATCCTTCTGAGGCTCAGAGGGCTCGACAATAGTACCTGTATCAGCCCATCTTGGTATTTTGATTGGTTTTGTAAAAGTCGCCATAAAAAGTCCTATGCGTCCAAAGCCATCGCGTATTTTCCATCATCAAACCCGACAGAACCAACACCATCATACTGAAAAGAACCCGCCACCTGGAAGATCAGCACCCCTTTTATCCCCTCACCTCTAGCGCTCGAGATAAAAGCTGCCATCCTGGTGGTTTTAACCAGAGATGGGTCAATGTCTCCGTCGATGACCATATCAAAAGCAGCTGGATACTGTTCCGTGACAGTAACAGTAATGGGGGAGCCAGCCACAAGGATGGCAATATTAATAACCTCATTCCGGGTTGCTTCGGAATTATTCAGGGCGATACGAGCGTTGATCGCCACAAGATAGTTGGCATCGGTCCGGCCAGATCTGGGCTCGCCAACCAGAGCACCTATGAGGTCTAGCTGCTTTCCTACCGCGCTGTCTTTGTCCAGGATGCGTATAACGCCAGAAGCGGCGTCTTCTATGTTTTGGATTTGAGACAAGTACCCCGTGAGCAGATCGCGGATCTTTTTCTTGTCTTCGAATTGCGAAATCAGGTTCGCCAGACCCTCTTCAACGTGCGTATCTTTTTTCGAATAGGCCATTAGACAAAGGTCACGTTGAGGTCGATGTCGGCAATTGCAAACGTTGCCAACGACCTATCAGAGATTCCGATATTATCAGCATTCGTAGGAGGATCTACATTCTCAATTAACATTGATGTAACATCCAGAACACCCGCGACTCCGCCCACCGCAGATGCAAGCGGAGCACACCGAAAGGACAGGATCACAATATCTTGCCCAATCTGGAGACTGTCACCCACTGCCAAAATCGCCTCGCGGACTTGCTGTTCGCCGTCCACCTGACTGCCCCCGCCAAACTCAGCGGCAGATACTACAATATCAGCGATGACGTGCATTTGTATTGTATCAGGCCGGCTGAAATTGATATCGACAGACACCCCTTGCGAATCTATGATCGCAACTGTGACCCCATTGGGGCCTGGAACCTTGTATGACTCAATGCCAAGAGGCTTTTTGTCGAAAATGGTCTGGGCGATTTCGGTATCATCGCCACCCTGCACCACAACCTCAAATGACTTACCGGGACGCCCAAAGGCATCTACGAAATTTGTGAAATTCTCGAAGACGAACGCCTGAACGACATTGGACACGTTCAAGACTGCGGAACGCGTTGCCTCTAGCGTACCGGCGCCTGCAAGTCTAAGTAGCTGCTCTCTTCGGATTCGGAATTCTGCATGAGTCTCTATGTTCCGTCCCAGCTCGGCATCGCCAATCGTCCCACCCTGCAGGTCGTTAACGGTATAACCAAGCACCGTATTAGCAGAGCCTCCTGTGACCTCGATGAGACTGTTGGCGCCTACAACCAGGGATTCTATCTGGACTTTCCCGCCAACTTCGTAAGCGACTCCTCCGACTAGATTGTTGGTAATAGCCCTCGCTACCTGGATTGCTGTTGCTGTCGCTGGCGTATCGTTCACGCCCCCGGCCATTCCTGTCACCGTAAAAGTAACATCCGCTACAGTTTCAGTGATCGCCACATTGCCAGCCACCCCAGTGGCATCGTTTACAAGATCTATGACCGAGTTCGATATTCCAGGGCTTGCAGTAATCGCCAATGTTGGCGCTGCATTGATCGCTGTGACAATCAGAGTCCGCATCTGACTTGCGGCCTGTGTACCGTTATGAGCAATTGCGCGCAGCGTCGCTGTCTCTACTACGCTGGCGTCATCGTCGAACGTAAACGTTACTGCCGGATTGACACCATCGTCTAAGACAAAGCCATCTGTATCCACCCCGACAGCCAAAAGGCTCGCGGCAATGGCCTGGATACTCCCTGTCGCTGCGGTGCCAAAGTCTGCATCGACGAACGTGATTGTTTGAGAGCTGGTCCCGTCTACTGCCACAAACAGCGTTGGACTGCCGCTCATGTTGTAGGTTTCATTGGTCGCGTTAATTATCTTTGCAGCTGTTGACGGATTAAATCCTTTGATGAGCTCTTGAGAAAAACCCAACGCCTCAAAAGCCGTCCCGCCGACAATGCGTAACGCGCTGCCGCTACCATCAAGCTCACTGAAGAGCCGAATAAACCCTGTGACATCAAGCCCGTCGATCCCTGTGGTGTCTGCCTTGATTGCATCAATCACCTCTTGGGCTGTTGCCGCACCGATGGAAACGAAATCGGCAGTATTGAATACAACAGTCTGCGTGGCTCCTTCATCAACCTGGATCAGGAGTGTCTGAAGATCAACGAGCGCGAAAGGCTCTGCATTCAGGTTTGTGACAGCTGCCTTTGCGGACCATCCAGATATGGGCGTCGCAATGGTATCGATAGAATACGCATTGCCGACGATAGGGGCGGAATCCTCTGAGTTGGCCTCCACTTCGATCGTTGCCTGATCGGATCCGGCGTTCGTTGCGGCTGCCTGGGTTACCCATCTGGCACCACCGGGGCCAATGCTTACAACACTTAGGATGGGGACCGTCGTTGCGGGGTCTAAATTTAGTTTAAGCGTAACAGTGCTCGGTGCAGCACCTAGGCGGGTTGCCCCTGTCAGTGCGGCGACAGCATCCTGAGACTCTCCGGTTGCCGAATCGACATGCAGTGCACGATAGACCGCTAGCAGTACTTCCCACGCCTCTGCTAGCTTGTCGCCAAATATCCCATTTAACTGCCCAGCCGCACTGTCTGCCTGAGTGTTAAATGCAGGGCCGAAGGCGGATCTCTGCGATTGCTGGATTTCGTCGAGGATGACCTCGAGAGTCTTGATATTAAAACCTTGCGGTGTAACTCCAAAGGTCATTGGATAATGAACTCCTTATTAAACTCGAGAAGCTCCCCATCGGTCTTTCGAGCAAGGAAATTATGGGATAACTTTCTTGTAGCACCGTCGAAGTCAAGACTGAATTGCTCTAGCTGGGCGATGCCTGGGGTGGTCAAGATTGTCTGCCGGAAAAGGCTACGCACTCGGGTTAAATCCGGGTTCTTGATCAGGATCTCACCAAAATAATGGATCCCCACCCTGGTGTCGAGAAACCATTCCCCTAAGATGAACTTAAACCGTATCTCTAAATGCTGAACGATAGCCGCATCGTCTATGACGATGTTGAGTTGGTTGCCCGTTAGGTCTAGGTCTCCTTCGCTATCAAGCGCAAAATCTGACACACCCCCCCCTTTATTCTTAGAGTACTGGTACCAATGGAGTTCCGCCAGGCGGCGGTGGTCCTAAAGTGACTGTCGCCCCGGATTGGGCGCCAATAATTGCGGGCCCTAACGCGGCAGATGCCGCCGCCAAACTTGCCGAGCTGGCGACGTTGGACGCGAACACTGGGGACAAGGACGACGCCATCCCGCTCAGCCCGGACGGGATAACGCCTGTTCCGGGGACGATCGCCGGAGCGGTAACCCAAACAGTAGGAGCAGCCGACATTGCGGCGACCCAGAACGCCGTCATCGCATCTTGCATCTTCGTGGCCCCTTGACCAGAGGCCGAAATCCCTACGGCCGCCGCTCGGAATGCTGCATCCGCCGCACTCAACGCACCTACGTTCGCCGAGAATCCTGCAACAGTGGAATCGGAGAAGAAATCGAGCCATTTCGTGGCCATGAAATCAATAACCTCGGATTCGATAACCGTAGGAGGGCCCGCGAACATGGCGGTTAGCTTTGTCACGTTAAACGCCATCACGGCCCCTTGACCAAAAGAACCTTGGAGATGATTTTTGCATCAAAGGCCGGGGCTGGAGACGCGGGCGGACCTGATGGGCCTACTCCTGTTGGATGGATGTGCGCGTCAAATGTTGGTTTGAATGAGTTATTCCAGAATGACTGGAGAGCATTCCCCAAAGCAACGGCCTCCTCGGATTCCCCCGTAACCTTCACCTCCATGGTTCCGTTTGGTGTCAAATGTATCTGGATCCCGCCTTCATCGTGACCCATGACGAGATTGACGGAATTGATGTCTTTGATCGACCTCCTGAATGGATAGAGCCCAGGAACAGCAATTGCATCAGACAGGTCATGCCGCCTGAACTCGTCTGGATCTGTATCATCGCCTATTCCAGAAAGATAATTATCTATGCTGCGCTCGAGGAAATGAAGCCTAACCAGATCCCCCTTCGCCACAGGGAAGGTGATGAAAAACTTTCCAGTTCTATCAAAAGCAATCGGAACGTCGGGGATAACGGGCAACTCTTCTAGGAGCTCAGATCCGTCCTCGTGAATAATCCTGCGCTTGATGAGAGGCTTGATGTTCGCCTTCTGGGTTTCCGGGAAGTACTCATCCACTCTCCCCGGTAGGCCGGTATGAACATCCTCGAGGAACGAATTGATTGCCAGGGTCAAAAGCTCTTCGAGCTCAGGGCTTCTGGAAACGGCACTCACGAAGCGCCTCCTAGCGGGCGACATTCTAGATCTGCATACCAGTTTTGCCCCCAGGTATCTCCTGAGAAATCAGTTTGTTCTATTCGATAGAACCCCTGCACCGAGGCTGATTCTATCCGGATCCTATGACCTGGCAAAAGATTTGGCTGGATCATCGTTCGCACATTGATAAAGCCGTCCTCTCCTGGCTCCGGGGAGCCTACCATCCCCGTAGACGGTGATATGACAGGAACCGTGGTTCCCAGGGAGTCGTTCTTGCCGAGGAATATTAGCTGGCCGTCCTGAACGGAGAACGAGTAACCCATCGACTCAGCTATACCGCCCAATACTTTCTCAGCTTTGCCAGACAGGACAATCCCATTGGTAAACTCTGTAAGATTCCCACGCAGGGCACCTTTTGCCACCGTGCGGGCAAGGTTCCCTGGATTCAACCCCATCGCAGCAGCAGCCGTGCTAAGGACGTCTTTGACTTTCGCAGGCCCTTTGATCGAAGTGTTGATACGGGCAGACTTCATCTGCTTCGTGCCATCTGAGGCTTGTAGCGTCGTAATCCAGTCGAGGCCATCATGGACACTCGAGGCATATTCGAGTGTTCCCGAGAACAACTGGGATGTATTATCGAGATAACCGGCCTCAACAACAACCTGTTGCTTTCGCGCCTGGAACGCGATTCGGCTCGACTTTTTCAGATTGTAGATAGACAGCTCACACTTATTAGGCTCCTTTTTGAGCGTCTTGGTAATGTTGAATTCTGCCTTGAGGATATTGGTGATCTCCTCGGTGGATATCCCTAACTGTTCGCGAGTCGTATCCAGCAACCTCGAGGCAATGCGAAGAGTGCCTACTGTGATAACTACATCTCGCTTGAAAACTTTATCGGCCAAAACCCCCTCTTTCGTCGCTTAAAAGATGCTATCGGCAAGGCCAGCTAGGACACTTTTGCTGCTCTTTTCTTTGTTTGCCTCAGTCTCCGCTTGCTTAGTGCGCTTCCCTTGTGGGCGCTTTTTGTTTCGTGCAGGAGCGGCAGTTACAGCAGGGGTGGGGGCCTCGACTTGCTCGGTTACTGCGATGATGATTTCCCGAAAGCTAATCTCGGCTTGCAATATCCTTGATGTTTCAGCGTCCCTTGAAACATTGAGTTGCGTGATCACCATATTGCGGTATTCCCGCAATGACGTCATCACTGTGACGAGCTTTGCCTGATCTCGAGTTTGAAGGAGGAAATTGTAAGCGCTAATGGCCCTCTCTTTCGTATCTCCCCCAGTATTTGGCGCTCCTGCATTGGTCGATGCATCCACAACGATAGGAGTGTCGGTAACGACGCCGGATATCGTCAGCTCATCTTGAAGACGACGATAATGATCTGTGAAATCAACGCCCCCTTCAACTGGATGATCTGTTGTTCCGGCGGGGTTACTATGACCTTCTCTTGTGACCGCGTCGAATTCGACAACCTGGCTAGGGTTGTCTTCCCAGCTCACAATAACACGCCGCCTTTGGTTATTAATTCTATCTACGAAAGTCGCCATTATCTTGGGGCCGTAGCAAAGGGTTGGGCAGACTGCCGGTTTGATTGGGCGCGTGATATTTTATTGGAGACAGTATTTGCGATCGCCGCTGGGTTCGTTTGCCCTCGAGCATCAACACTCACGTTGATCGAAGTATTATTTGATTGATTCTGCGTCGTTTGCCTTGTGGCCGCGGCAGCATTGAATGCGCGCCTACGACGTAATTCTCTCTGTCTTGATACGGCGCCTACGCGCCCCTCGTTATCATCCGTGAGACCAAGTAACTCCTGTACAAGACCTATAGCCTTTCCGACGGAGCTGATAATGTCGGATATTGTTTCCACAACCACTTCGAATACGTCTGTAATCTTGGTGGCCGTTGCATCCGAGAATCCAAGGACCTTTGTCAAAAACTTCCTAAACAGCTCGCTTACAAAGTTGGTGAATCCCCCAACCTCCTTGACCCAGCCTCTTATCTTGTCGATAAACCTGCCTATCAGCGAGTCACCACCACGAAAAAACGTAACGACGTCGTCAATGATCAGCAAGATCAGTCCAATGATGCCAATCATCAAGACTAATGGGAGATTTGCCAACGCCCATGCTGCTGCCACACGTATCGCTGCAAACACAGCCTTACGACCAAACAAGAGCATCGCAGCACCAAGAGCACCCAACCCTGTCGTGACGATGCCAATTACAGTACCTAACCCTCCGAATTTCTCATTGAGAAACTCCATCGCCTCAATAAATCCACCGACGATATTGGAAATCACACTTATGGCAGCGATGACGGGGCCACGAATTACCTTTGCGATCTTGATCATCGCATTGACAACCTTCAGAAAGATGGGGATTACCTCTTTGGCAATTCCATTCTTGAGCCCCTGCCAAGCCTGCCCTAGCCTGGCCTGGTCATCGGTAAGCTTTGCTGTGGCATCAATGAGCTCCTGATCCATCACGCCGCCGAGCTCGCGCGCCTCAAGACGCATCTTATTGATTCCCTCAGAACCTTGGACGAGAAGGGGTACCAGCTTAGCCCCGGCGCGACCCATGACAGTCTGAGCTAATGCAGCACGCTCCGTATCATTGCTGAGCCCCTGCATACCGTCTGCAACTTCGTTGATCAGCTGCTCGCCAGACTTCAGGTTCCCATTGGCATCCTTGACGTTAATGCCAAGCTTGGCGAAGTCATCGACCATGGTCTTGGTGCCACGGGCTGCTTCAAAGGCGTTCTTCTGAAGCTTCTTGAGGGAGGTGGAGACTTCGGCACTGCTTGCACCGGCAAGGCCACCAGCAAATCGCAATTCCTGCAGGGCTTCGGCGCCAATCCCTATTTGGCGAGAGGTCTTATCGATCTCGTCGCCCATCGCGCGAACATCGTCAACAACACCCTTGATGGCACTGATCGCTTTGAATGCTACAAAAGCAGCACCTGCTGCAACCGCGGCCTTTTTGAGGCTGCCGAGCGCGGCATCGGCGTTTCTTACACCACCCTTATCAACATCTATACCAAGCTTTAATAGCAGTTCGCGCAGTGCCATAAACTACCTCCGCGAGGCCTTCTTCATCTGCTGTCTCTGCTCTTCAGCATCGAGCCATTCCATATCATCGCGGATATCGAGCCATTCATTGGCCGTCATCACCTCGTTGATATCCCAATGCTGCATGATATCACTATACTCGGCTATCCCGCGATTCACCAATCTCCAGACACACGAGTATTTCAGAAGATGCTCTGGGATTACTACCCGGCTACTCGCCCCACTGCTTGGCCGATCACGCGGCCTATACCGCCGTCCAGACCAGAAAAAAAATCCTTGAACTGGACCTTTAGGGCGAAAAAGAACCACTGGTACATGGCTTTTGTCCTACCCTGAAAGTGCGTATTGAACAGGCCGGTCAATGGCGGTTCTTTTCCGTCAGGCATGACGATCATGGTCTTTTTCATCATTGCCCCAATGAGTTCTCGTTGCTTCTCCTTGGAGAAACGGCTGAAGAACTCTTTAATTGCCTTCTCCAAGGCAGAGGCGACAGAATCACCCTCGCCTTCTTCGAATCCTTCCATCAGATTCTCAATCGTGCCGCCCTTTTGGGTCGCCAAGACACCGCCTAATGAACCTAACGATGGGCCTAGTAACTGCCCTAAATCAGCCAAGATATCGGCAGCAGTGAGGGGGTCCAGCATATATACGCGATATTTGAACCCATCGATATCCTCGGACACCACGCCATCTGTTTGCATAAGTAGGTTTTACTCGCCTTCTATGACACACGTCAAGCAAACCAGGGACCTGGGCAGCCGCGGAGCCACCCAGATCCCCAAACACGCAGGGGCGCGTGCTAATTGCCACCAGTTAGGACAAGGAGCTTGTCCGTCTTAATCACCCACTCGCGATTTGTGATTTCCCGAGCAAATTCGCCATCCGCGGGCTTCTCCAGCCAGGCGGTCTCCGCTTGGTAGATCGACGCCCCGGAATTGTCCTTGATTAGCAGAGGGTGAACCCCATCCCCTGTCAACTCGTCCTGCCTCACCACCTCAGAGAGCAAATCGTTCGTCACGGATGACTGCATCAGCGTGACGGTTGCAGTGCCCGACTGATCGTTCGATTTCGCCCGGGCGCCCTCACCATCACTGCCAACGATCGAGTTGAATGATGGGTTATCTCTTCCCACTGTTACAAACGTGCCATCAGCGAATCCTTCGAAGGGAATGCCTGCGAACACGATCGAAACAGAACCAGGATCATATGTTTTTACGCTCATGATTCATTCCCTTTCTTAGACTGTTACCTTGCCGTTGATTTCGACAGCATGAATGGCGCCTGCCAAGGTTGCACAGAACTCAATGCTCGACAGGAGGCGATTCGCTTTGTCTACTGCAGAGACTCCGTTGGGAGATCCGACAATTGCGTTAGGAACTGTCACAATCGGCGGAGGATCTGCCGCCAAGCCGCCAACACTAATCCCAAGATTCAACGTCCCCCGCACCTCGTTCTCGGCAACCCCGATCCCCGGATTCGTGTATGGGATTTTGTCAGAATTTGCCAAACGGAAAAATACGTTCTCCTGCATCCGAGCGGTCAGCCAGTCTATAAAACGAGTAACATCAATAAACTCGCCAGAGCTTGTCTTACCATCGCAAGTGATATTGACACCGGCGATCCTGATATATCGTTCGATATTCTTGTTACCCAATGTCGTCTTTTCGCCCGCGGTGTATTCGGTAACCGGAATGCCGGCTAAGGTCTTAAACTTCCAGGTGATACTTCCTGGATCTTTAGGAAGGTTCTTACCTAGAACAGCGGCAGCAATTCCCAGCTCTGGCTGAGGATGATGATAGATAGCGGTGCGCGCTAACGCCAGGGCTTGCAAGTCTGAACCGATATCCGTTGTAACCGCCACATCGTATGTATTGTCATCCGGTGTCGCCGCAATGTGAAGCTTTGGCAATCCCTCGATGGCATTGGCAACGGCGGTATTCTCCACGGTTCCCCACCAGTCTCCAGCGATTCCGTACCAGTCATCGTTCACGGCTTGAATTGCCGCTATTTCGGACGCCAGGTCCCCACCTGCTGCCGCTGGGGTTACATCTTCAATTTCCATCAGTCTACGATCTTGGGCGATCGTAAAGGGCACGCCCGCAGTTGCGATACCACCAGGTGTTGCGGCCTTTGCGATTGTAATACTCGTTGTATTATCCGTCGCTAAGACGTTTTCCGTCCCGCCGTTGATAAGCCCAGTTAGACCCAACGTAATCTCTGCAACCGTAGCGGTTGCATCCGTTGTGAATGTAAACGGCGTCCCATTGATCGTAACGGTATACGCTGTATTGTTCAGCGGATACGTCTCCCCCGAAATCACCCCAGATCGGGGCGTGATAGTGACTGTTCTGATTGTTGGGTTTACTCGACGCCCAATCAGGACCCTGTCCGGTCTTGGGTCTTGAGAAAAAGCCGCATTCGCCAATACGTACGCCATATCGGTCGTTGCAAACGGGCCTCCCGCGGCAACGAGCATACTGGATGCGCTGGTAAATTCCAGGACCCTTCCGGCATCCTTTGTGTGATACGTGAGGATCAGCGGAACGCCGAATCCCACCCGTGAAACTGTGGCAGTCTGCTTGCTGATCTGCACATTGACAATATCCTGGAGACTCATAGCATTCCCCTCTTTCTTTACGTCCCCACCGTGATATCCACGCCGGAAACATCGTTAGGCCCGCTTGGATCGCAGGGCACTGATTTAATCCTGACCGTATCGATATACCCAGTACGCTCAATACAGCTGAAGGTGGTGCGGAAACGAACGTCCATCGACGCCCGACTGATAAACCGACCGTTGACTACTTCACTCAAATCGACAACGGCCAATTCTTCGATAACAGAGAGACCAGCGAGACAAAAAGTCTCCTGAGTCGTCTGCTGGCTCAAACTTCCCTGCAAGATACTGAGCATATACATCGCATCGCAATTGGGTTTATTCGCCCCCGCTTGTTCATCAACAAAGGCTTCAATCCCCAACGTAAACTCGCGGACTCCATTTGTAGTAAGCGCAATCTCCTGACCTTGCGGCTTGGTCAGATCGGTAGATGTTCTAATCTCATCCTTTCCGCCAACACGGATCACCGAATTCTTCTTTAGCGCAATATATGGATACACTGGCTGTGGAATATTCTGGTCTTTCCAGACAATCTGGCCCGTATCGAGCGATACATCATTCGTGCTTCCATCAAACGATAGGTTTACCCAATCAAACAGAGCGCACTCTATGGCGGCCCAGTCAATCATCTTGGCAACCTCGTTCCTACCGCCTCATAAAACCCACCCAGATCAAACCAGTCGTTGACGGTGGAGATCTGGTAATCAATACCCTTGTAGCGAACAACATCCGCTATCTGACAGGTGCTGGTTCTCACGGTGAACAACTCGGTAGGCGTGATGATTAAAACTGTCCCCTCTGCCAATTGGCCCTCGGGGAATCTCTTTAAGTCTCTTGCGGTCATAGGCGAAATGCTGGCGTGAATCTCGCACTCTTCTGTCAAGGCCTCCTGCTTTCGCCCCTTTTCGTAATTAACAGCGAGATGGCGAATTAGTAACGCCTCGACAGAGCAATCCAAGACTGCCCCTGACAGGTCGCCGACGATCATCGCTTACGTACCTTTGCCTCGATTGAGCCAACCAGGTTGCCAGTATCGACAAGCGCTGTATCAGATCCTTTACGGGCAATCGTCGCGGGCTTCAAGTCTTGCTTAATTTCTCGGCTTACAATCCGGTTGATAACATCAGCACGGGCTTGCTCTCCAACAACAAACAAGGCCCCCTCGCTGCCACTGCGAGTCTTGATCGCCCTCGTTATCTCTTTCTGTAGCGCCCTGTCGTATTTGCGCTCATTCTGGTCAAAGGTAGACCGGATAAACGACCGCTCCGGGATTGTCCCATCCGTCGATCCAAACTCATGCACCGCACCAATGGCAGCCGTCGTCGGTCGAGAAAAATCAATCTCCCCGGGAATTCCCACGACTACTTCAAGCCCTCCCATTCTTCGGAGGGATTTCTTGAACTTCTTCCAGCCGGTATCCTTATCAACTAAAGCCATGGAATTTAGCGTTATCTAAACTGTGGTTGAGTTGGACGGCGAAAGGGTTGTCTGCTAGCCCTATAACAAATGATGGCTTCGTAAGGTCTGTATTCTCTTCCAGCACTCTTTTGCTCGATACTGCTATCGCAGGGAAAGACGGGCGGGCGTTCCGGCATGCCTCAGCACGCAGCTGATCCGCCTTAGCCTTCATCAGTTCCGCAGCCTTGCTGAAAGACTTTGAGACTGGCCCCACTGTAATATCTGCCTGCGCAGCAAACTTGCCAAACAGATGTTCTGATAAAAGCGCCGCCGCAAGATTCGGGTTCGGGTTCTGGGCAATCGCGTAGTCGATCTCACGATCATCCAATAAAGGCCGCAACAAATTCGTATCGCCAACCAAGAAACGCACTGCGTCCCTTGGAGAATTCGCCGGGTCACCCGAATACGTGAATCTTTGGCGGAGTCCGCTCATTGGGCAGCCAAGACAGATGCTACAAGGTCGGCTTTAGGCTGATGCGGATCCACATCCAGAGACTTGGCGAGACTCTGGAGTTCTTTTTTCGACATGGACTCAAGATCTCGGGAAGTATGCTTTCGAGGAGTCGCCTCCCTGGTCTCTTTGTCCTTCTTTCTAACAACAGGCTCGGTGGAAACCTTAGTTGCAACCTTAGTGGCAACCTTGACGGGGCTCGTTTTCGGCACAGCTTTAACTGTCGGTGCCGTCTTGGGAACCTTTGCTGAATAATGCCGCCTGTTCGGTTCTTCACCTTCTTTACAAATCCACCTACGCTCAAGAAATATCTTGAGATTCTTCCAGCCGCTAGCCTCGGGGATAGACTGCCCCGGGACCGTTATCTTAATTTCGCCGCTGGCGGTCTGATATTTAAAGGGACGGAGTGCTTTGTACATGGGTCATCTCCTTGAAAATATGGGGACGTGAGCTGAACGAAAATGGCTCACGCCCCCATACGAACCAATTACGAAATAACAGCGCTCAAGAAAGCGCCGGCCTCGGGCGACACGACCTTGTGGTCATATGCACTCTCACCCTCGATACGGTCAGACGACAACTCAACCATCCGGAATCGCTTAATGCGCATCCCTGAGCTGTTGGCTCCAAGAAGACCCGTCCACGCGAAGGTATACCCCCCGCTTGGCTTCATCAGGCTTGGGCGCGGAGCTGAATAGGTGACGAGAGCGTTCTTGCCATGCACAAACGCATGGCTCGCAGCCGCACCCTCTGCAGCAGTGTCTTGGACAGCCTTCGCCACAAGCACTCTATCAAGGCCCAGAACTGCAGCCAGTAGATCGGGTGCAACGATCGCTGTCTGGGTGAACTTAATGCGCTCGAGAAAGTCGGGATGATCCTGAAGAACGTCCCAAACTTCTTTCCCTAGAACCAGCGTGTTTGCTTCGAGTCCCGAATTCCTGCCTACTGCGGTAATTTGCGCCCGCAAATCTTCGATAGGATTCGAGGTTGCCGGAACATCCCAGAGAACACCTGGGGTTACGTCGGTCCCGGTGGTCGACCCAGTCCATACGCCTGTGGTGAAATACTTCGCAGCCCAATCCTGCTCCTGTTGGAGCATTAGCTGACGAGTGACAAACTCCGTCGCGTCATTGTCGGGGTTGATTGGTGCATCCGAGTTGGCTCGGATCTGATCGTCAACATCCTTATGCAGAGCGACGACTTTCGCAAAATACGTAGGAGTGTTGTCGATCGTGAACCCGGACCCAGCGGATTCCGTCGACGGTGCACGAACTTTGGCGTCGGTTCGAAACCACTGTTTCTTGTCATACTTAAAATAGCGGTCGCTCTGCTTGGAAACAGGAACAACAGGGAACACTTTACGAGCAACGAAGCCGGTAAGATCTTGCAAGAACGCTTCGCTGACATTGGTGAGCGGTCTGTTAACATGTACATCTGATGCTGTTGGTTGAGGCATTGTTCTCTATCCTTTCTTTAGTTGTTCAGAAGCCAAGAATTACGGCGACTGTCCATGAGAGGCTAGGTAGATGGAACAAAGCTCACCCGCGGCGCCTGCGGCCTCGACGCATACACCAGCAATGAAAGCATTAAGAGTTGCTGTAACAGCCTGACCGTTTGCAGCAGACGCAACAGAAGCACCCGCAGCAATTGCGGCACTCGCTTCTACCTTCGCAACGGATCCGTATCCAAGGACAGCGGCTGCTTCATCAAGATTGGGCTTGTTGTCCACGACGCCATCAACACGCGCGCCTGCTGCCGTAAGAACAGCGCGTCCGGTTGCATCAATAGACACAAACCTATGCTGCGCTGCTGTCAGATCCGCACCCGCGCTAATCCCGGGCAGGGTATATCTCGCATTATCATATGCCATGATTCAATTCCTTTCTATCGACGACCCAGCTGCGCTGGATTCTCGTTGAGGTATTCTTGGTACAGTTCCGGGTGCTGTTCCATGACAAGCCTCATCGCCTTGCCTTCGGAAAGACCCTCGTTCTTCACCGTGAGCTCTTTGGCGAATGCCTCCATTTTGCCCCAAGCAGTTCCGCTACCATCGCTTACAGCATTGATGCCGCGAGAACGGATAAGCTCGGACTTTTTGATTGCCTCGGAAGCTTCCGCCCACTGTTTTTCCAACCTCTTGCCCAGATCTTCATCGACAGAATATGCCTTCTGCAGCATCTCTCCCATTTCCTCGGCGCTAGAGCCAGGAACATGGGCATAGTCAGACGCGCACTTGGCAACGTATTCTTTAAGTTGAGCCGCTTTTTCGATCCTCTCGATACGAGCGTCCTTTTCCGCAGCGGCTTTTCGTAACTCGACTAGCTCCGCCTGTTGCTCGTCAAATGCTTTTCGCATTTCTTCTGTCATGGGTTCCCCCTCCTCTTTGGTCGTTTTTTTCTTAGAGGCGAACGGATTGCCCTCCTCTTCATCTTCCTCATCTTCGGTTTTTTTGGCCTTCGCGACCTCAAACCCTGAAGCCTCTGCGACAGCGCGAAACGCTTCCTTGCTCAGTTTGTCCTTGAACCCGCTCTGAAGTCGGAAATTTGCGACCGAGATACCGATTGTTTCCTCATCCGCTCCAGCGGCCTTGAGAGTCTCAATCAGCTTGCCTTCGCCTTCCGCTTCAGTTTCGATAACCGTCTTGGCTAGCTCCTGAATTGGCATCTGCTGCTCCTTGGATTTGGTTAGGGCGAAGCGCTTATTGTTAGCGCCACGCTTAACGAGACTCACCTCTGCCGTTTGAACGGCGGTGAGCATGTTCACGACTGTGGGCATTCATGCCCCCTATCTATGTTTGGGTTATGCCTGCGGAGCGAGATCGATGAACTCAACTTCGGGCATCGCATCCGTAGAGACCTGCGTCTTAAAGCTGAAACCGCCAATGCTGAAAGCATCCAGCTCGCCGCGCTTATGCAGCTCCCAGAGTTCATCTGTTAGCTTAACCCCCGCGACCCAAGCCCCCGAGTGAAGCACGTCACCGCCGAATTCCCGCCGATTCGCTCGGTGGGGCAGATTCTGCAAAGCAAGCTCTCTGTCTTCTTTTGTCGGATATACCTCAACCCAGCTCTCCACAACTTCGGCTTCCGCCTTCCCAGCATGGCGAAGGCCAACAACGCGCGACTTCGTAAGGAAGTCATGAGCGGTGGCCTCTATCTCCGCGGGCGGTATCCAGTCGTTGTGCAAATCAACCTGATACGGATCCAGGATGACTCCATAAACAATTTGCTTCTCGGGTAACGACTTTGCTACCGACACGCGAAGGCTTCCGCCTTGGCTCAGCTCACTTATGGAATCAGCGAGGGTCGCCCCAGATTCACCTTGCATCGGCGAAGAGCTAGAACTTGGTTTAGAATCAATGGTTACATCTTTGTTGTCAAGTACTTTGCGGATGGACTTGAGCTTGCGTTGCACTTCACCTCTGTCGCCATGGCGCCGAACAGCAGCAGGATGGGGAAGTGAAAAGCTAGCAATAGGCCCCAGCGCCTCCTTTGCCCATCTCCCCAAAGCAACAACCTTTGCACTGTCGTATATCGATAGTGATTTCAACAACGAATCGCGCCACAGATCGATATGATCATTGTTAGGCTCAGGGCATCGCACGGGGATCGCAAACCCAATACCAACATCCTTCTTTGTAAGCCCTAAAGGAGACAGGTATTTCTCCTGGAAAATCTCACCATCTTGACCCGCAAGACCTTCCTTTCGCGCGAACTCTAGATTTGTCGGTGTCGCCGATACAAATACAAGTGGCGCTCCTTGCGGGCCGGCAAAAGGGATGTTCTCTAGCGACTTCTCCACTATGCTTACATAGGTGGCTAATGTGTTCGCTTCCTCGAAACTGTGAGGCTCGGAAGACTTTGAATACGCGACAATTTGGGCATGCGCATCCAACTCCACCACATCGCCAACGGCCAAATCCAGCCCTATAGAATTCTGTACAAGAACCGGGTCGTCCATATCAGACAGCGCACAAAAGGCCCCGTCCTTGGCTAACCGGACTACTTCCCAACAGGTGTTGGGTAGCGGGGGCCGCTCTTTGCCTTTGGCGAAATCTTCCACGAGTTGATCTGGGGTAGGGAACCCAGCTGAAGGGAATAACTGATCGCGCAAATCACTCGCCTCATTCAGGGCATTGGCAACATCTCGAGATGAGTGGATCGGATGCGCAGCAATGCTGGAGAAATCGACAAACCTGGCGACAAACTCCGCTGGTGACAGAGAGGGTATTTCCGTCCCATCCTGCAACTTCAAAACATGTTGGTGCAATCCCCCAAAACCACTGGTTTCGATCATTAGCTCGTGCGCATGCGCACCCCCGAGCGTGGTCTCAAGTACAGACCCGTCCATCATGGGAACCCGGTGCGAATGCGTACCATCAGACTCGGTTGTGTTGCCTTCCTTGGAAATACCATGCGCATGGGCGCCGTCTTCAAGGGTTAACACCATCTCGCCGGTGCCGGGGATCACAAAGAGATGCAAGTGCTCGCCGTCCATCAGGGTCTTGGAGTTTTGCCTATCCAGACCATGGGCATGCATTCCGCCCTCAGGCTCACCATTCTGGAAACCCTTCTTTAGCTCGCCCCATTCCTGTGGACCGTCGACAGAAATAACAGATGTTTCTGCTTTGGCAATAGCGTCAACAGCTCTGCCCTTCACTTCCATCTTTCGCTTTTTCATCTCGGCTACAACAGACTTGACCCGAGACAGGACAGCATTGACGTCTTTCTTCTGCCTTGTGTTCGCTGCAAAGGTGACGTTGAGCTTGTGAAGCATTGACTTCAGCTCTTGATTGGACAGTGAGGAGATTGCCTTTTTTTCGATCCATAGCTTTTCCGCTGCCTCAAGCCTGCGATTCCGGGCAGCCCTACCACCCGATGCGGGAAATGCCGCCGCATGAATCGCAGCGAACATCCATCCAGGCAGAAGCTTCTTTGCTTGCTCAAGGGCAGCCTCCAAATACTCTCGACTATTGGGCTTATTTTCTTTCTTGGCCTTATTCTCTTTGGCTATCTCATCAGGCACTGGCTTCCCCTCCCTTTTGCACGAATCATCAAGCACTCGCCTGGCAATTGCAGTGGCCTGGCTTGGACTCTTTCCAGCTTTAATCTCAGTGCGAATATTTTCGCGGAACGCATCAACAGAACATGCTTCGACTAGTGGCATCTTCTCACCATCTCATCCTCGTTTGGCACTTTTCACACCACGCTTCCTTCTCGGCAAGATTCAAGGCCCAGACGTGTCTGCCTACAAGGGCACACCAGATGCGGTTTAGGAAAACCATCATGATGGAAACACCAGCACCATAGTAGATCTGCAATTAGGATGAGCAGGAGGCCCTTCCCCCGTGAACCCTTCACCTGCCCCTGATGAAAAATTCTCATTCAATCCCACTTCTTGCCCATCCAGATCCTCGCAGATTTCGCTAATTCGATCATCTCCAGCCATGGCAACCCAACGCTTCTTTGTTCCAGGCGGGCTCAGACCTGCATCAGCCGCACGCTTCCACGATTCAGTGAGACCTCGGGATATTGCATCGTTGGCCTCGGTCCTAGCGATAGTACGTGCTCGCTGTCTCCTGAGCCCCGCGGCTAGGTCCTGTCGTATCTTGCGTAGTTGGTCGCCCTTGGCCCCTACGGCCGCGGCAGCCGCAACTCTACGCTCCACACGGGCTGCCTGTAGAACAGTAAGCCCCACGGTGTCCTCTATCTCCTCGATCATCGACGATGGAACCACCCTACGCTCGAGCCCCCTGATAAGGATTTCGCGAATTCGCTCCCTCTCCTTGTCCGAAATATCGACCACGCGCGTAAGCGACCTGATTCGCACGAAATCCGCAGGGGTTGCATTCGCTGGCAGCTCTGGCGCCTCAACCTTGAACACGTCCACTTTCCAGCCACGCTTACGATTTTCATTCTGGACGGATTCTTCAATTACCTTAGTGTAGACCCCCTCCATTTTGTGCGCGAACCCCTGCCAGATGGCGAAGGTCTTAGGATTGTCTGGGTCGAAGAAGGGGATTTGATCGATGATCTCGTTTGGCCTCAGATCAGATCTCACCAGTTTACCAATCTGCCTAAGCATGTCGGGGGTGAGCAGATCTCTGAGAAGTTTCAGAAACGCACGCGAGAACTTCTGTTCGTGATTGGCCGTGATTGCCAATGCGTCTCGTTGCTCTTTGTCGGGGACTTTAAGACCACGTTGCCATGCGGGCTGTTTGACGCGACGGTTCGCTTTGGTGATCAGGGACATGTCACTGGGAGCCCGATGCATCCAGGATGCACCTGTCTGATGTTAGTGACTCGACCACGCAACCAATGCTGTCGGATGTTGTCGAGAGCGTCCTTATGTGGGAGCCGCGATGCTCGCACTCATACCTGCAGCAGGCCCCGCATTGTTCGCACTGATTCACGCACAAGCAATAATTCTCAGAAAACATTCACTCTCCCTCAACCTTGCGCCATTGGTCCAAATATCTGTCCACGTCTGCTTGAACTATTGCGTCTTCCCATAAAGCATTGGCGAGCATGTCGCGCATGCCACGCTTGAATTCGTTATTTAGCCACTCTTTGTAGAATGCCGCGTCAAACGTGGGAACATCTTCGCCCCAGTGCGACTCTTTAGGCTTGGTTGCCACTGTTCATCCCCCATTCACCTCAACAAAGTCCCGATCAATCTCCTCCTGGCTCAGCCAAACAATCTTATCACCACAGAAGACGTGCCATTTGCCAAAGTGTTCTGAATCCTCATGGGTATTACGGACGCCAACCACGGCATGAAGGGGGTTGCTCGCTTTGCAGATATGACAACGCTTCTCCCTGAAGGAGTCATCTTCGCCAATATATAGAATGGTTTTGCCTGTGAAGATTTTCACCGCAGCTCCCCGCCTGTCACCTTATAGTGACAGTTAACACAAACATTGCCCCGCTCTGTTGGGCTCACTGGCGCGTTTGACCAATGCTTGTCCAGTGCATCGAACTGCGTGCGGCAGAAATAGCAGACCTTGGCGACGTTAGAGGAGGCTTTCGTGTCCATCGTCGCTGCTCCTTGACTTATGTTGCCACCGCCTAGCCCGTTCAAGCATATGGAACGGAGGCCGATTGTCATTGTCATAACAATGGGCAAGGACAGCAGCTATCGCGCGCGCCTCTTCCAACTGCTTCTTGGTATCATCAAGGGTTGACACTGCTAGCTCCTTCGGAGGGCCGTTCGTGGTTCCAGCTCGTCACCTGGACTCTGATACCTGCTGGATATATATCAGCCGAAGCGGCCAATCGCTTATTCTTGCGCGCCCAAAAGAATGCCCACCATTTGTGGTTTAGATGAACACTAACCTTGCCCGCCTCCGGCGTTGTTACGATGACACTATGAATCCCGACACATGCACGTTTAAGCACATTGGCAATATGCTCGTCAGTTCCTACTAACGATCCATGGCACCGAATCGCAGACCCGATAGCCTTGCGAAGTCGCTTTCTCGTCCAAAAAAACCTTTGATACCATGAGACGCTTAGCCCCCAATATTCGGCGGCAATAGCCATGGTATCAAAGTCCATCTGAGGCAGCGCTTTACTCATTCTCATCCTCGACGGCCAACTCTGCAATCTCCTCAGGCGAGGGCAATATTGTTTCAGGCTGAGGAGGATCTTCGGGTTCTGCCGGAATAAACCCCTCCGCCTGCTCTTCGCTAATCCCTAGCGCAGCTGATAGCGCCATGATGGCAGATGGCCTATCGAGCAAGCCCCCTTTAAGGGCCCTTAGGATTTCCATCATGGCCTTTACCTGATCTGCAGAGAGGGATTGGCGACCCGTCGAATTGATCGTGTTCTCAGACAGGGCCGGGGGCACCTCTTCATCTTCCTCGGGCTGGGGCAGGTTGCCAATCTCCATCAGCTTTCGCTCGAGCGCAGGATTTGGACCAATCATCCCTGCCGACGCGAGTTGGTTGATATAGGCCGCGACCTTGTCGAGCTCAGGCCCTTCAATGTCTCCATGGACAAGTACAGGATCTAGCTCTTGAGGTCTCTTGTTGAGCCTCTGCCTTCTAGGGATCAGGAACCGATTCGCGGTATCGGCGATATTATCCATAATCGCCCCAAGCGCCGTGCCAAACATCGCGGTCATGTTGCTCGACAGCGAGAAGGACCCAACCTTTTCGGTCCCCATGACCAAAAACTGCGCCATGAACAGCATCAGCATCTCAGAGCGGTAACGTTTGATGATGATGTCTGTGTCCACGAGCTTGCGCCCAGAGGACTGCATCAGTTTGAACTTGTATCCGCTAGGCGAGCCGTCGGGCTTGAGCTCGCTGGGAACAAGACCACCCCATCGTTCATCCATCTTCACCTGAGTGACGAACTGTTCAAGGAAGGTGCGCGTAGCCCTATGCTCTGCGGATGCATCTGCGACTAGAATTTCGGGAGGAACCTCCATGATGGGCATCCCGGCCAAGTTGCGCTCAATCCCGATTGCCTCGAACTCCTGGATACGCTTGGTAAACCAATACGGGATAACCGCGGGCCTAAGCATGGATTGGCCCTCTGGGTTATTTTTAAACGTGCTCGTGCGAAACAGGAGCATTTTATCAATGGGGATAAAGACAGACCCTGTCTGGGGTGCATGCGTATCCCATTGCACCATCCCGTTAAGACCACCCTCATCATCAAAGACCCAGTTAGAGAGTGTCTCTTGCCCTCTGATCTCAACCTTGCGCCAGCCCCACTTTCCATCATTGAACTTACTGCGGAGTGACGCATCGTCTTGGTCTGGCCCTCGACGAAGCTTATAGATAATCTCAAACGGCGCATATCCTGCCCAGATCATCGAGAGTGCTTCGCTCACGAAGGACGAAAAGGTGTGGCTCATATCCTCGAGCGCTGATTCCGTGTCCTCCGCCTCTGCAATAGCAGCATCCGATTCATCAGCAGGCTCAACCCGCCATTTGACTTGCCCGATAAGCATCTTGATTGCATTGAGAGCAGCCGCAATCGTGGGGCTGTTGTGGACCATCTCGCGATAGGTCTTGATCGCGTTCTCGCCACGCAGTCGAGTAAGAAACTCCTCGTCTATGATTCCCGCGTGGTGCTTTAGCCCTGTAGATCCTAAAACATCCAAGGGGCGAACCTTGCTGGGCTCTTGTTTGTGTACCTTGGCAAGACTCACGAAGCACCCCCAGTTTTCCTTGTATCCCCGAGCATCCCCCCTACGTTACCAACTTGCTCAGTCTATGGCACTGTTATCAGGCCATTATTCACACGTGTCTGCCATTACGTAACCCCGTGGAAAACACCGAGCTACCAAATGTGCCAATGGAAAACGACTCCTCCTTGACGATGAGGTCGAAGAATGCCCACACGAGAGCATCCATCCGATCGGGGGACTTGCCCCCTGGAACGTAGGTGCACATCTGGTCTTCAAGCTTGGCAAACATCCCAACATGATGAATTTTATGCTGTTCGTATAGCGCGGCGATCGGCTCAGCCCTGGTAAACTTCCCGCGCGTTGCACGAACATCTTTGTAGCTAACGTTTTGAGCAACCGTCCGAAGGGTGAATTCAACCAGATCGCCGCCATTATTCACCTCGGCAACAACCCGATCTGCATCGTATTTATAATACGCATCCACCGCCACCTTGGCCCATTCCCCGGGGGAATACTGCCCACTCAGATCGGCAATGACGTAACCCTGGCGTTTCTCGTCGATGCCAGCAACGATAATTCCTGTCTCGTCCGAATGCTCACCACTTGTTACGGCAGGGTCTATTGCCACAACGGCCCTGCGTAGCAAGGGGACAGTAGAGACTCTACACTTATCGATATCAGCGTGCTGCCACAGTGCCCCTTGGACATCATCCAAAAGCTCCGCATGAAGCTCCTGCCTTCCTATCCGTGTCCCTTCGTACTTAGATATGATCTGGCTGAAGAATGTCGGGGCAAGATTCATCCTGTTGTCATAGGTAGAACCCTTCGTAACAACGGTGGTCTTGTGCTTGATTAGATCGCGTATCATCTGCGTTGGTCTTGGAGTTGTCGTGACCACGGTTTGAGGTCTATCGCCTAAGCGTAGACCGAAGCGCAATTGGTCCCAGGCCTCCCCGTAGCGCCATGCTGCAATTTCGTCGCACCAGGCCGCATCATGCTGAGGCCCACGGAGTCTGTCTGGCTCATCTGCGCTGTACGCTGTCGCCATCGCACCATTAGGCCAGGTGATACGCCTTTTGCTGGGCTCATAGAGAGGCCGATCCCAAGGAGGACATATCGACATAATGCCACTCTCGCCCTCGATCATCACATCGCGAACGTCCGCAGCCGTTGCACCAACTAAGGCAATCCGCTTTGCCTTGCCAGACTCAGCAAGCGAGCGGACCCACTCCGCGCCCGTCCGACTCTTACCCCAACCCCTGCCGGAAAGAATTAACCAAGTGTCCCAATTCCCTTCGGGCGCCAGCTGTTCGGGCCTAGCAAAAAACGCCCATTCCCATCGAAGCGCAGCCGCCTGCTCTTTAGTGAGGCTCGATACCCAGGCTTTCCTCTCGGCATCGGACAGAGATGCTATCAAGGATGCTTTCGAGTTCATTCTGAGCCTCCTCAAAAAGGATGGGTCCGCCATCGAACCCCGTGAGCTCAAGGGCAGCCGGCGGGCGCCCCCAGCCCCTATCTAAAAGGACCTCGCAAGCCCGTACGCGAGCTGAGGCGTTCTCGCTGCTGTCCCTAACAATCTCCGCCAAAGCGCTCATAGCATCTTCGGTATAGAGCCTAGCTAGCTCGCGGACATGACCAATCTCCTTCCTGCGTCCTTCCGGATTGCCACTCTGGCCTTTCTTCCACGACGCAGGCGTTGGCTTTCTCTTTCTCGGCCTCTCCGGCTGGAGATTCTTGCTGCCATCAGCACTCGACATGTCAAATAATTATAGGCCTTTTCTAGGAATCTTCAACATAGGTCTCGTAGTCCATGTCCTCATAATGGGACCTCAGCGACGCGCACACATGGCAAACCCTGATTTTGTCATGGAACAGCTCCGCCTCTTGAATGGCCCGTTCTAGACTCGGATACATGCCCAAGCAGATATTCTCCGGAATCTTGAACGGGCAAAATTCGGCATGCATCGTCCTGTAACCATCCCCATCGACAGCCTTGACCAGCAAGTAGTGCGGAATCATTGAGGGACCTCCTTTAGGTAGCGGGAACGTAGCATATCACCTCTCCGAGGTAGCGATCCGCCCTAAAAAAGTAGCGCGCACTAAGTATGAGACAAAAACGCGAAGCCTCCTACTTCATGTACAACCTCCAAAAGATGATGGCCGCTGCCTTCAACGACTCCTATCTATCGGCAGATGTTGATGTTTTCACCCCAAAGGATGAGAACGGGGACTGGTTGGATGGCATCGTTGAAATCAGGCTCTCGATGACGTTGAGGGATGTGGAGGATGAGGAAGTCTAAGCTTGCAGCGGCGATCCGCATGGGCAATAGTGCCTCCGGATAGGTGGCAGGCTGCCAGAATCATGACTGGTTGGGTGGTAAGGGCATTCTCCGTGGGTAGTGCTCTTGCATGTAGCCCCGATGGGAAAGAGACCTGCTGCCTATCCGTCTAAAATGTCCACAGCAATCCTGGAAACTCCTGTTTCAGAACCAACGTATCCCCTTTAACAATCGCTGCGCTTGCTCATCCCGTATCACCCGGACAGTCTTTGTCATGCACAATGAGTTCTTGTACGCAATGGCGGACCGGACGAGAATCAAACTGTTTCCGCTCGACCCACGCCAAAGCAGGCTCTGGCGCAAGATACGCTGGCGACTTCGCCCAGATTCCGTAATACGACATGCTGGCAACGTATACTTTGCTCGTAGAGTTGCATCTTTTGCATGGATCTGCCTTCTCAAATTCGTCCTCAAATTCGTCGGTCATACTTCACCCAATCCCACAATCCTCACACACCCCCAGCCTTTCGCATGGCTTGCCACAATGCCTGCAGATGGGTGAGGTGTCTGCATCTTCAAACAAAGGCTGAGGGATGCTCTCTGAGTCCAGATCGAGCTCGAGCACCTTTTGGATGGTCGCATCATGAATAGTTCCTTTGCGATTGCGACGTTGCTCTTGCAAGTGACCCTGCTCGATCTCTAGCTCGATCGCCTCGCAAAGTAGGCTGAAAATCTCGAGCTGTTTTTGATCGAGCTCGTAGGGCAGCATATGCACAAATGTCTGGAATAGACGCTGAGCGCTTACCTTCATTGTGGCCATCCCCCCATGAGATCACAGGGAGCATATCATTAAGTGGGGTCATGTGACCCTCCCTTGTTAGAGTCAAACAGGACGCCAACACAGGGTACGCATAGAACCATATCCCAGTACCTCAGATCGCGATTTGCGAAAGCGATAGTCAACAACTGCTTCTCCCTCGCGCAGCTCTCGCAAATGCCCTGGCTTCCCAAAACGTCGTGCGTTAGGCATATTTTCTCATAGGTCGTTCGCACGAGCATCAAATACTCAATGCAGGAAGCCTTGGACTCCGCTGGCCAGTCACAACAGCTAGAGACATCGACTGTCCTCGCGTCGACGTCAGCTGCGATCTCCTGCGACCACTCATCCCTGCCACTCATACGTCAAACCCTATCACAGTTTTTCCAGCAGCACTGGGAAATAGTCAAACTTTGTGCTAGCGTTTGGAGTATGAGACGCGAGTCCGAAATCGAGCGGAGCGAGAAGGAGGAGAGCAGTCTCTGTATCCTTGGGCTGATGGCATGGGCGAGTTTGTCGCCAAAAACAGCCAAGCGTGATTTGAAGTTGTGGTTTGTGTTTACAAGCAAAAGAAAGCCCTGCGGGCATCCCGTTTCCTTCGCTGCGCTCGGAAAGACCACGCCCTCAGTTGCCGGGCTGGCTGTGGTGGCCCAAGAAGCCGGCCCCCCACGTGACACTTTGAAAGTCCCTGATTGGCAAATTGTTTTTGTAACAAGTGCTTTTGCAACAATGGTCGAAGACCATGCTTTTAATGGGTAAAAAGGCTCGCGATCCGTGTCAAGGGCAGGTGGTAGGTTTTTGGAATACACCTATGATATCAAGCAGAAAAAAGCAGGTTTCAACAAAAGTTGAAGGATTATGAGAGATGTTCAAGCGTCGGAAATGCGATTCATCGGACATTATTGTGGTGAGCTCGGACATTTTCAATGTGATTCCCTATTTATTCCAGCATGTTGCGAGGAGGGTGGGGGTATCAAAATGCGTATTTTTGAAAACGGAATAGGGGGTCAAAGATGGCGTCGAAAAAAGGAGGATTAGAGCAGGTGCAGGGGGTGCCGATTGAATCTCTCCGCGATCTCCGTCGGACGCTTTGTAAGCGCTGTGGCTCACTGATTTTGTGGGCTAGATCCAAGCTTGGGAACTGGATGCCTATGGACACAAAACCAAGCCAGGCGGGAACACACGTTTTGTACAGGGGTAAGGATGCGCCTATCGCAAGGGTGGATGAGGGAGAAGATCCAGAGATTCCCCGGTTGCAGTGTCACCAGGAGACCTGCAAGCCAAAGACCGAAGAAGAAAGGGAATTCGAGCGAAATGAGCGCAGACTCGGACAGCTGCAAAGGCAAATAAACCACGACAAAAAAAGAAGAGGGTGATGCGATGACAAAAATACCCGTGTTTGATGCCAGTGAGGCGGTGGCGGTTCTCGCGATGAGGATGACGTGCCGAGGGACAATCGAACTCCTAATCGAGGAACCTGCACTCATAAGACTCTTGAAGGTGGGCATGGTCCTTGAGATGCCCCCTCATTGTGTCGTTGGGGGGAATCGTATTCCTGTTAAGGATTTTCTACCTCCGCTCCAGATCGTCGATATCGACTACAGCGCAGGGGTTATCGAGTTAGGACATCAGACGGATGCCAACTGAGAGAGAAAAAAACGTCATCTGGAAATGGCGCATTGCTCAGCCTGTGAGTTCTTGCGTCATCCACCTTCCAAAGCATCACCGTTTTGTGCATGCAGGGATGGATGCTGGGGATTTCTCATCTGGTATGTCCGATGGCCGTCCCATGCCCGCAGTATGGGTAGAACTTGATCCTCAAGCTGAGAAAACCCGCAAGATTGAACTCGTACTTGTTGCTACTGGGCAGGAAAAATCGCGAAGCGGCGATAACAGAATTCGAGGAAGTCACAGACGTGGACGCCTCAGATGACTTTGAAGGTTTCTATTGCCAGTGTGATCGTTGCGGGCCAACACACCGCATGGAAATCGTTTGTGAAACCTAACAGGAGGGATAGATGGCACTAACCAACAAGCAACTCGAACAACGCCAACAAGGCATCACTGCGACCGACATCGCGAAGATCTGTGGCGTGAGTCCCTATGGGGGCGCTATCGATGTCGTATTAGATAAGAGGGGCGAAGGTGTGCCGTTCGTCGAAACCGATCGGGTCAAATGGGGCAATCTCCTGGAAGGCCCTATCAGGGATGACTACGCACAAAGGCATGGAGTCACCATCGATACCCCCGGGACCTTGTCGCATCCAAAGATTCCATGGGCGCTAGCAACCCCCGATGGAGTTTCCTATCCCTTCATGCTGCAAAATATACACGTGCAAGGAACGGTGGAAACTTCAACACCTCCTGTCAGCGGTCTTGAAATCAAAACCCACGCATCATGGCTCTCACACCATTATGGCGCTCCTGGCACGGATGAGGTCCCCGCATGGGAGATTACGCAATGCGCCTGGAATCTCTACGTCGCCAGAGCCTACTACGATGCAGATATCACTCGTTGGGATTTGACCGCGTTCATCGATGGAGTTCCAACAGACTATGTCATCCTGCGCGATCCAGAGCTTGAGGAAGTGTTGGTCGAGAAAGCCAAAACCTTTTGGCAGAAACATATCATCGAAGGCATTCCGCTCGAGCCCGATGGTTCGGACTCCTATGGAGATTACCTAAACAGACGGTTCCCAAAAAACGATCAGAGAATGATCGAGGCAACACCCGAGATATCCCAAGTGCTCTCTGTGCTCAGGGAAACCAGATCGGAACGGAAAGAGCTCGAGCAAAAAGAAGCACGACTAGTACAACGAATCAAAGAAGCGATTGGTGATGCAATGGGGATTATCAATCCAACAGGGACTGGTGTTCCTGAGCGCATCACCTGGAAGAAGAACAAGGATTCAACGAAGATCGATTGGAAAGCAGCATATCAAGAGCTCTTGAATACTATCGAATTAAATGCCAGCGTCGCAGACGACCCGGCGTTTGGACAGCTCTTGGGAGTTGCGCATCAGGCAATACAAGATCACACCAAAACAAAGCCAGGCGCACGTCCCTTCAACGTTCCTAGGAGTTGGGGAAAATGATAGACCCTTTTAAAGAGTTTGAAGAATCTAAAATATGCAGAGAAATCTACGGCGGAGACCCGCCACCTGCACAGGCGCCTAACGACCATTGCGCCTGGAACAAGTGGCAAGGTTTATGGATGGAGACGGATGATCACCTTTTCGAACGAACTAAACGGAGAATGAAGAATGGACAATAGCGACTCAACACTACCCGTATCACTCGTCAAACAAGACGGATTTCAGGGTTCGCAGATCACCACCATGCACGAGACCGCGGCCACAGCCGTCGCAGCCCACGTTAAGGCGGCCGAAGAGGCCAGCTACCTCATGGCCATGCAGAATCCGCGCAACCTCGACCAGGTCCGCACAGAGCTCCTCAGGGAATGCAAACGCCCAGCCTTCGCCAAAGTCGCGCGCTATCGCAAGCCCATTGGGCAAGGCATCGAAGGCCTGTCCATTCGGTTCGTCGAGCAAGCGATCCAGATCATGGGAAACATCAAATCGTCCCAGACCACAGTCTATGACGATGACGAAAAGCGGATCGTCGCCGTCACAGTCACCGACTACCAGCGAAACGCCAGCCACACGACGCAAATCACTGTGCAAAAGACCGTAGAACGAAACAGTCACCGCCAGGGCCAACACCTCGTGGGCACGAGAAAAGGCAGCCATGGCCAAACCGTCTACATCATCCGAGCCTCAGACGATGAACTTCTCAACAAACAGGGGGCGCTGGTCTCTAAAGCAATCCGGACCAATGGCCTCAGGCTGATCCCTGGGTGGCTCCAAGACGAAGCAGAGGAGGCGATTCGCAAGACCGCCAGTAACCAGGCCGCTAAGGACCCAGATGCCGAGAGGCGGCGCCTGGCGGACGCCTTCGCAGAGTTAAACATCAACCCCGCGGACCTCTCCGAGTACCTGGGTCATGATTTGGGCAAGGTTACACCCAGTGAACTTGTAGAATTACGTCAAATCTACACGACCATCCGCGATGGTGAGACCAGCTGGCAGGCCACGATTGAGCATAAGAATCAGGATAAGGCGCCATCTGAGCCCGTCGCGAAAGGCACTAAGGCCGTCAAGGATAAGCTCAAGAAGGACAAGGAGCCTGGGCACGATCCGGAGACAGGGGAGGTGAAAGATGCTTAGACGTAAACATCTCCATCCCAGTGCGTTGGTCGTGGTTCACCATCAAAGGCACTGTCGATATCGGAGGAGTCAAGTAATAATGCTACTTTGTGAACCACAGAGAGGAATCTGATGGAAATCAAAACATGCAACAAGTGCTCCGCGCCCATCTTCTGGGCAAAATCAAAAAATAATAAGTGGATGGCAATGGATGAGGACCCCAAAGTGGATGGAGATTGCTGGCTAGATCTCGGAGATGGCATCCCAATCGCGCACAAGGCCTATCCAAACTCACCTGAGGGCGACCGATATAACTGCCATTTTGGAACTTGCCCCGGGATGTCGGCTTCTCAGCCTTCATCAGAGAAAAAAGCAGATGTGCCCCCCAGTACTGATGACTTGCCGTTCTGACAACAAGGCGCTCTGGTTGCACGTGGAACATCGTTAGGACTACTTCCTTTTAATTATACTGAGTATATTTTGTTACCTGTAACCACTCTTGACTGCACTGTATTTCCAGTGATACAGGGATTTGTGAGTAAGGGGGGGCAGGATGAAAAAATCAAACCGTAGAGGCTACAACCCCCGCGAGGGAAGTTGGCAAACTTCTTTTGGAAACTGGATGCAGGAGCATAGCAAAAGCCCTGCTCAGGTGGCCGAGGCCTTAGGATGCAGCCTCTCCACGGTCTATGCGCTCGCGACTGGGGATTTTCGGCCTGGGATCAAAATAGGCTGGGCCATCGCTGAGCTGACAAAAGGCAAAGTCCCATTTACGAAAAAGGCATGGGAGGCCAGATGATCGCGTGTTGGGCAAAAATTAATGCGTTCTTACCAAAGGACCCCAGATGTGATGCCGCGGGATTCTGGGGAACGACAGCCTATCTGCATCTGCTGTTGCTGAATAAGGCGCATAATTGCGCAGGGCTCGTTCCTCATGAGCTGTCGTCCGCTAGGTACCTAGCCCGCTATACGCTGTTGACCGAGGCGAGCGACATAGGTGAGCGCTTGATGTCCGAGGGGCTCGCTAAAGCGCAACTTGCTGGGCTGATCGCGCACGCACCCAAAGGTATTGAAATCGTTGGGTGGGATAAATCATGGGACCGCCTCTCCGACCTGAGTACCCCGAGGACACGTAAGTGGAGAGAAAGAAATAAAAACGAAACAAACGGGAACGGTTCCGAACGTTCCGGGAACGAAGGAACAGACGGGAACAAAACGGAGACTACGGGCAGTAACCAAAGTGATAATGCTACGTTGGAACCAAAGAAATCTCTTGATCCCGCGAAAATCTCAGCCAATGCGCACCGGTTGTCGAAGAAGCTTGCTGACATGGTTGTCGCGAATGCTCCTGGTGGCAAGCTGGCGAAGCTTGCGCCAGCTGTGCGTGCGAAGCGGGAGCTGAAGTGGGCGGACGAACTCCGGATTGCGCATGAGCAAGATAAGCATTCCTGGGAAGCAATAGAGGATATGATCGCGTGGGCCTTGGAGGACACCTTCTGGTCAGGGGTGATTTCATCTCCGACAGGTCTCCGCAGGAACTGGGACCAGATATCTATCTCGCAGCGCAAAGGCAAAAGGACTGCGGATGATGACGTACGGTTTGGCCGAGTAGAACCGCATCCGCACGACTCTTACCCGCGAGGAGAGGTAAAGCTATGAGTAAGCCTATTTCGGACAGTGTGGAGCAGCTATTTCCAGCTGTTCTTGTCCCCCAACTCACAGATGAGGAGTGGGAGGCTAGAGATGCGGAAGTTCAAGCGCAGCGAGATGCGTTAGCGCGAAAGCAGGCAAGAAGGGAACACGAGATGCGTGCGACCATCCTCCAAGAGGGAAACGCGCCAGACCTCCTCAGCGAGCGAGTGTACGAGGATTCCTTCGATCCAAACAGTGAAGCCATGAAACAGATGGAAGGGTTCATGGAAGACAAGAGACAGATCAGAATCCTGTCGGGTGGAACTGGGACAGGGAAGACTTTCGCAGCTTTGAGATGGCAAGGAGATCATGGGGGGAAGTCTCCATTTTTTATGAGGGCGACGGAATTTTTTGGCGCAGGGGCTTTCGATAAAGACTTTCGACGCAGATGGAAGAACTCCAGCTCTCTTATCGTGGATGATTTAGGGACAGAGTATGCGGACAAAAAGGGGATGCTTATCTCTGGGTTGGATGAGTTATTTGATTTCTGTGCAGGAAGGAAAGCGCGCACAGTTATAACCACGAACCTGCATGCCGATGAGTTCAGTAAGCGCTATGGACATCGCATCTTGTCCAGGATTCGCGAATCGGCCAACTGGAGATCTGTTGTCGATGTCGATAGGAGGGGCGGGTGATGGTCGAGATGAGAAAGGTGCCGTTGGATACGGAGTCCTTGAGAAAGCGGATGCGGTTGCCCGGAAAGATGCAAAAACTCATGACAAAGAAAACCGGCCCCGAAAACATCAGCATCCGTCACCAGAATTATTCTGCGGATTGGTGGACCCCGCCTGAGTGGATGGACTGGGTTGCTAGGACGCTTGGTTCACCCATTGATGGGGTTTATGATCCCTGTCCGACTGATTGGACACCCGAGAGATTGTGCGGTTTAGAGAGCTGTTGGGAGACTGTGACGTATTGCAATCATCCAGGTTCGCGAGGATCGGGGAGGAGGTGGTGGGCGAAGTATCTTGCCGAACAAGAGCGTCATGCAGGTCGAATGCGTTTTGTATGGTGTCAATTCAACATCGAATCAATCCGCCACCTGAGGCCTCATCCCGGACACCTTCCAGGCTGGCTAATTTGGCCTAGAGATCGGATCTCATTTATTTGGGGAGGCGAGACAATCCCAGCGAAGTACCACCAGACAGGCAAGCGCAAAGGCAAGTTGAAAACCAAGGAACGGAAACACGGAGAGCCTGCTGAATGCCCAGGCAATAGCGCAGTATTTTGGACCAACGTAGAACCAGCAACACCACCGACAGATTGCGTCATCCTGCGGACAAGCTGATAAGGAAGGAACATCTTATGCAACCAAGCCTCAAGCTGTTGACACCCGCGTCTATGCCCACTGTCTTGCGGCCGAAATTCAATCCGGTCACGTGGAAAACAAAAGATAGGGGATGGCGCCCTGATCCGAACAAGCATTGGAGGATGACACGAGCGCAATTAAGCGAGTGGGCATGCTGGAACGGGACGAGACAGTTATTATCCACCGAGGGTGTTTCGAAAGGATATATTGTAGTCGGGGTTGTCATGGGTTTTGTTTTGGCAGGGTTGCTATGAAAACAGTTTTACGATTCTCTGTGCCCGGCTGCCCCGTTTCCCAGGGAAATCATCGCTATGACCCCAGGCGCCATAAACTTTACGAGACCACCAAAGGCCATGCAGCCTGGCGCAAATCAGTCACGATGGTGGCGAAGAATGCTATGCAAAAAGAAGGGCTCACGATGCTCGTGGGGCCTCTTGGTGCTTCGTTCGTGTTTACGTTTCCGATCCCAGGCTCTCATTTGCGCAAAAATGGCCATCGTCGCTCAATGTATCCAGAGGGAAAAATCACGAAGCCAGATTTGTCCAAACTTGTCCGCGCATGTGAGGATAGTTTGACCGATGCCGACGTGTGGGAGGACGACAGCCAATTGATTCGCATAGAGGCTGTGAAGCAATATGAGTATACACCGGCCAAGCAGGATACAGAGGGTCGAGGCCCTGAGCCTGGGGTCGTTGTTGAGGTATGGAAATTATGAGACGAGAATCCATCATTGAAAGGGACAGAAAGATCGTCGAGGAAATTGCCGCGGGCAAGCCAAGGCGAGAGATTGCTGAACGGTTTAATCTGTCGGCATCGAGAATCAATCAGATCTACACCCAGGCCCGCTACTGTGGAGCACCCTGTGACTATTATAACAGATGACGAGGCGGAGAGATTGGGGGCGCTCTGGGTTGATAGAAGAACTAAGCCCGAAGGGAAAAGAGCCGAAGTCGGATGGGTAGGGACTGTAGCAAACTGCCTTGGTGGTGACGAGGTTTGGATCTACACAAAGGATGACGATCGCTATAAAGCGACAATCTCGTGGGCGAACAAAGACGGTAGCGCGATGGTGCGCTTGAGCGGAGGCAGGGGATGGCAGTCGTTGCAGCGGGTCTCAGCGGAGACAAAAGTACAATGGAGAAAGGTTAGGCCAAAATGACGGCGGAGGAGCTGGGCCCCATCAAGGTAAATGCAGCCTCCTCACTCGCGAGGTGTAAAAACTGCGCCGAACTCGCTGAGACTTTTACGCGATGCCCTTGCAAACAGGGTGAGGACGAGGTCTATGTGAACAAGATCGATGATCCCAAATACAGCAGACCCCCCGTCGATCATTACATCCGTGGAGGCATCGAATGTATCGACGTTATGCGAGCCATCAGCACGCCACAAGAGTTTGCGGCATACTGCCGCTTAACTGCGATCAAATACCTGTACCGGATGGGCGAGAAAGATGACCCGGCCAAAGAGGCGAGGAAGGCTGAGGATTATATCCGGTGGATGCGCGAGACGCTCGAGGGAATCAAACCTGAGGATTAAAAACATCTCTCATATGATGAGACGTTCCTTTATCTCCTTCATGGTATGAAGAACTCGCCTCGCCAGAGCTTGACTAGCCTCAGTCCTCTGAAATCCTGGAAGATCTTCGAAGGATGGAGAATTTTCTGCCTTAATATAAAATGTCACCGTCCCTTTTGAGTTAATGATACAGGCAGGCCAGTCGTTTTGCTCGAAAGGGAAAACTGATACGTCATCGACATAGAGACCTTTCTTGTCGTCTCCAAATTGATTCATCGCTCCGTCAATGATGGCCTCTTCGTGGATCCCAATCAAGTACGCGGGCCATGCCCCCTCTGGGCATTTGCTTGGATCTGTCCCGGAGGTGTACGCGTCATCAGGCCTCTTACTGCTAGAGCCGGATGTTTCCCATCTCCATGCAGATCTGTTGAACACGTAGCAGTAAACAGGCTGCGGAGTGACTGTCAGACCAAAGGCGTCAAGAACGTCGATCGCAACGCGCGTCGCTTGCAAGCAACAAGTCCATGGCTGGGTTGTCATGCAGACCTCCAACGCTGCAGCTTGATAGAGATGGAGGATGGGGACGTATTTGGATGGGGATATCTTATTTGGATACATTGTTTTTTTGCCTGGTGATTATTCTAAACCTTGCAATATCCAGGCTGTCCTTAGAATCCCTAACGCCTACTGGATCGTAGGCAAAAACGACCTCGTCCTTGCCGTCCGCTTTTCCGTCACCCTGAACCATTACGACTTGTTGGGTTAGAGTGGGTAGGCCTTTTCGTGATTTCATTCCCATAAATATTCTCCTGTTTCATGGCTTTGAGTTCACGCACACGGTGAGTGAGGATTTCACCCGCACAATGGGACTGTTTGGCTACGATAAAACAGGGGGTTCCTGCAGGCGCCAAACAGAAAGGGCAGGATATTTCGATGGGTCCCATACTTATCATTCGACTTCTTGATGACAACCAGGGCATACCCCGGCGGCAGCTAGCAGCATATCGCGCGCCCATTCACTTTGACTTCGCTGCGAACGAAGAACTGCGCCCTGAATCAAACTATATTCATGCTCGGCAAGCCTAAGGTTCATTTGCCTGGGGCGCGCGATCTGGATCGTAGTCTTCTTCTTAGCCATCAGGAGCCGGAGTGTACACTAATCCCTAGACTATCTCTAGAGTACACCCTTCCGGCATAGCCAGCAGTAAGCCCCAAAAAGCCAAGATCCAAACCATCCCAACCCTTGGTCCTTATCGACATGCGGACGCATACAGGGGCGTTGACAGCGGAGGTGACAATCTCCGTATTGTTCGCGTTGCTTGGCCTTTAGCAGTAAATCGAACGGGTTCGTGTGCATGATTGAAGTATAGCGATACGTATACTCCGGGTCAATGACGGATTTTTCTTGGCACAATAACCCCTTGAAATCCTGGCTAGTTTACAAATAAAACAGAACAGCATTCGTTTTGCTCTTCCCAGCGACTTACTGGTCACGTATACGTATACGCATGCCGATGGACCCGATGATTAAGCTCAAGATGGGGCTCGAGGAGTATGGTGGTCCATGTCCGCTCTGCGGGCATGTTTATCCGACCAAGAGGAGCAGGACCATCAACCCCATCGTTTTTGTGGCCCATCCCGTATCTGGTGACGTGACAGCAAACCTCGCAAAAGCTCGGAGTGTCATCCGAAAGCTAGAGGAAGAGCACCCCAAGCACACATTTGTGGCCCCATGGATTCTCTCCTGTGAGAACTGGGATGACGGCAACGTGGCCGAGCGTGAGCAGCAGATACAGAGAGGGCTGCGGGTATTGGAGATGTGTGATGAGTTATGGCTGTGTGGATCAAAGGTCTCTGCGGGAATGCTGAGAGAGACCGCACATGCGATCCAGCACAAGCTCGTACTAAAAGACCTAACAACGGAGAAGCGATCATGACTCCAGGCGATGAACTCAAACGGGTGGCAGCCCAGCTTAGGCAGTTCGCCACGTGCACTCCTGTCAAGAAGGCATCTGAAAGCGCCGCGACTGCCGCGGACTGGGTCGAGCTCACGATCAGAGAGTTGCACTCGGAAAAGAGGAGAGAAAGAAGATGATACTGATCAAGCAACTCGACAAGCTCACAAACTTGATTGGGCAGCAAAGAGCAGACTTGACCTTGTCACTGCGAGCTATGTTCGCTGAGGCCTTTGAGGCTGGCGCCCTGGCAGCTCTGCAGAGTCGAGATGATATCCGCCCTGGCGAGCGGGCGCGATACGACGCACTCGCAGATGAGGCATCCGAAGTTGTGGATGAATCCCTAAAAGAGGCATGGGACGATTTTGAAAGGGGGCTCTAAGAGATGAAAATTTATATACTCTCCGATTACGAACGAGTACGGGGAGCGTTCTCAAGTCATGCCAAAGCCGAGGAACGCAAGTCCCTGATAATCGAACTCTGGCCGGGCGAATGTCTTGGCATCGAAGAATGCGAGCTAGATGCCATATGGGATCGCCAAGATGAGCTCGACGAAGAAAGACTTCGGCGTCATCAAGCCTTAGTCAAAGCACGAGAATTCTCGAACATACCTAAAATAAAGAAATACCTAGATCAATGGGATGCAAGTGCTGATCTGCCGGATAAGGTCAGGGTTCTCGAGCGTATAGAAAATCTCCTGCGAGCGATGGACGTGAGTTTCTGATGCCACGCAGGGCAGAGAACCGACTCCCCTTAGGTTTTGGCTGTAGCATGGTCTCCCCATGCCTAAAAAGAGAACCCATGAATGTTGGGCAACTTCGAAAGATACTCAAGTGCCTCGCGCCCGATATCGAGATCCGTGTCGAAGGAGAATACGGAACAGGCGTGTTACTCGGAATGAGAATTGTTAGAAGAGATGACGATGAGAAGGTATTGCACCTGCAAACGGATGTTGATGATGACTAGAGAAGGGGGAGCGTGAACCTTATGGGAAGAGAAGCTCGAAGAGTACCGCCAACATGGACGCATCCAAAGAACGAGGATGGACACAAGAGACCGTTGTATTGTGCAGAATGGTTTGACGGCGATGTCCAAGATTGGATAGAAAATCCAGACGATTGGCCGAAAAAGCCAGTCCCTGAGGACTATATGCCTAAGTGGCCCGAGGGAGAGGCCACGCATTGGCAGATGTATGAAACATGCACTGAAGGAACGCCCATATCCCCAGTTTGTCAAACGCCTGAGTTGTTAGCAAAATGGCTTGTCGAAAACAAAGCAAGTACATTTGCTAATTTCACTGCAGACTATGAAACTTGGATGAGAATAATTCGGGGCAGTGACGCATACTTGATTGTCACTCCTGGGGTAGGTCTTCATGTGGAGGTGTCCTGATGGCTCAAGCGAACAAAGAAAAAAGGAAATGCGGGTTCTGTGACAGCGATACTCTCACGGTCTCTCCTATCCGAAGCGGACTATCCGTGTGTAACGTTTGTTACCACTGTGCTAGCAGCATCGCTGAATTCTCCGAACACTATCATAGCGACACTGTCGCCCTGGTTAGGGCTATGTCACGATATGTCAATCTCCTGGTAGACAAGATCGACATCGAGCAACAGGACTTGCTCCGAGAGCATTTGGACCGATTGGCAAATGATTATTAAGAGATAAGCAACCCAGAAAGGAGAGGCCGGATGGCCCAAGCAAATAAACACATAGTCTCCAGATTCCGCAACACCGTAAAGCTCCATCACTTCGGAGCGGACGGAAAAATCGCTCAACGAGAATCCGATGGTGTGGTCAGAAGCATCATGCTTTCGAACGATGAAATCCGCACAGAGGGAGAGCTAGAACAATTCCTCGGGGAATTTTCCATGCCAGACTGGGTGAGGTTTGAATGGGCGATTTGCTCTTGGCACAACGAGGCAAAGGCTCATGTTGGGCTTAAACTTCATATCGACAGCGTCGTTAGCGTTGATATCGCCACGATATGGCATCTGCCGATCCATGCACCGCAGGCGGTCAAGAAGGTCCGCCGGATGTTCTCGGATGCTTTTGAGAATGCGATTGATACGCATCTGCAGCGGGATGGAGTACCGATAGACCTTAGGGCCAGAGGGTAAATCCCAGCACTCCCCCCCCTGGCCCAGAGGAGACAGAATGGCCAAAAGATCGTACCAGAAGTTGCAGGATATTAGGAGCCAAAATGGGAACAAGAAGTTTGACTATCGTTAAAGACCTTGATGGAGAGAATATTTGCGCACTATATCGACAGTACGATGGGTATCCATCAGGCCATGGCAAGGAGCTTCGCGCCTGGGCGAGAGGTAAATATTTCGCAAATGGCATGACAGCGGCTGACAACAAGAACATATGGAATGGGCCAAGATGTTGCGCCGCAAGCCTTGTAGCTCGTTTCAAAACAGAGCCTGGGAGAATATACCTAGAGCCACCATTGGGTGCTGGTGGGGATTCTCAGGAGTACGTGTATATACTATCTCCTCGAATGAGGGATGGATCGAGAATTAATCTCTACAGCAAGTTTAGCCCGTCTGAGCGCGAATGCCTTCTATGGGTTAGAATATTTGGACTAGGCAAAATGGTCTACGACGGCTTTATGGACGATCTTTCCATCGATTCAATCGAATGAAGGGGGGGCGGAGCAGCAATCTTTAATCTGTTCAATTCTGTCGGATTATGCTCATACCTTTTTGCTGCCCTGCCCCTCTCTCTTGCTGTCTGATTCGACGAAGTGTAAGCTCTTAGGCCTATATATGGCAATTGACAGGCTACCTCTTACGATAGATGTTCCGTTTTACGATTTTGAAGTAGAATTGGACGGCGTCGAGTTCAAACTCGAGTTTCGTTACAACGATCGAGATAACTCATGGTACATGACAGTCCTCGATACTGATGACACGATTCTGCGCGCAGGTATCAGGGTCGTAACGGAATGGTCGCTGTTAAGGTTGTGGCAAGAGGCATCACGTCCCGCCGGCAATATCATCAGCATCAACCAAGGGGTTGTTACTGAGCCCCCGACACTTAATCAGCTTGGTGTCGACGTCCTGTTAAATTACGTAGATGCTGCTGAGATCGCCGCCCTAAAGGCATCTATAGTAGTACAGCAAGCAAATACCTCGGTGAGAGCCACCCTGGGAGCCCCGCTTCCTCCGCCAGGTGATCCGTCCGCCATATTCGGGCTCAATCTAACAGCATGGTTTGATGCCAGTTTTGGTACCACAGTCTTATCTGGGCGAGTCACCGATTGGGAAGACAGGAGCCCCAGCAATAACGATTTGACCAACGGCGTCCCCACGGCTCTAGATCCTAAGTATGTCGATCCGGATGTTGATGGCACCGCTACTGTATTTTACGACCCCGCCGAAACGGACGCCCTACAGTTCACCAGCGCCAAAGGGATAGGTGCAAATACCACCGCGTATATCTTTATGGAGATCCCGAACAATACCGGGATCAAAAACCTCTTTTGGAGCGACACGGGGAACATAGGATTCTTTCCGCACGCCTCCCCTGGTGGAAACCAAAGGCCAGGGATTTTTTCCGGAGTCTGGAACCAGATCGGAGGATCTGCCGTCTTGGGATGGACCCTCCTAAGGTTTAGTGCCAACGACGTCGCAAACACATTAACTGTCGCGGTAGATGGCAACGCTGAAAATACGTTCTCGACAGCATGGGCGCCAGGCGCCCATAACTGGAACGAGGTAGGCCGCATTGGTTCCTTTCAAGAACTCGAAGGGAACGTCAAACAGATTTTCGTAACCGATACATATATTACCGACGCATCCGCAGAACACCAGCAAGTGCTAGACTGGATTAAGTTTTTGTATCCTGGGCTGGTGAAATACTAATGAGTATCTTGCCAACAGGAGTCGAGCTAGCATCCTCCGCAATCAAACAGGCGATCGAACGCAGATCTCCGGACTATGTCATCCCGGCATTAGCTGCAGAGCTCGTAAGGATCTCTGCACAAACTGCGGTTCCCAAGGATGTATTCTTGGAGCAGATGGCAATGCTCTATGATTTAGCGTGTCCTCTGGCCTCCCCAGGCCCCAGGCCGTAACCCGGAATTGAATTCCCGCTGTGCACGAAAGGCTTGTCTCTCAGCCCAAATGCGCATGTAGGCTGTTTTCCAATCCCCGAATCCTGTCATGGCAAATAGCCATAGAAAGTGGAGAACATAGGCCAGCATGAAGAGAGGGCCGCCTACAAATCCTTGCAGAACGTGAATCCGCTCATGGACACGCAGGCCGGGATTACTCCGAACCACGTCGTCACGGTAATAGATCAGCCATCCGTGCGTTTGCGCTGCAGGCTTGCCTATCATGGGCTTGTTTGTGATTGCCTCGAGACATCCGTCGGACCAGCGCCATACCTTAGGCCGGTAGATGAGAACCAACAGGAGCCCAACAATGGTTGCGGGCAAAGCCCAGAGGTATCCGGGAAAGTAGTACCAGTGGTATCTCATTCTTCTAGCCTGCCCGTAGCAGATGGCATCTTCCAGCGACTTTTATGGGTGTGAGCCCAACGTTCAGGCAACTTGTTATGGGCCAAGCAGTCCGGATCACTGCATCGCACTGGCTTGTACTCATTAAAATGCCCGCCCTGGCAGTCAATGCAGGTCCACAACAACTCCGTGATCCTAAAGACGCCCTCTTTAGCCCCGCAGTTGTCACAGACCATTCTTCCTGGATTGCATTTCGTCATCTACTCCCCCGCCTCCTTCTGAACGCACGCTAAACAACGTGCATCATGCGTCGGACCGCACTTGCCGCTCAGTGTAGCCAGCGCATGATATGCGGCCAGCAATCCCGCATATTGGGTTCTGGTATCCCTCAAAAGCTTTTGCGTCTCGCATTCAGGTCGAG